GCACACATGTAGAGGCGCACATTTCACAGAGTCGCTACTGCCCTAGTTGCGGAGAGATAATCATGCCGCATATGCCGTACTTGCCGAGATACTGCGAAGCCTGTGGGCAGCGGCTTTGGTGGCCTCCAGAGGGCATTATGATTGGCAACTGTTACTACAGGAGGGAACTACGATGACTGGTGAAACAAGAATCACGACACTAGCCTATGACATCGGTGAGGGGTATAGCTGTCGCTGCGAAGCTTGCAAAGGGGAATATAACGCCAACACTGATGATTTTCTCTACTGCCCTTGGTGCGGCAGAAAAGTTATAGAAGTACAAGATGTGAGTGAATGGGCTACCAGTGTAATGGGTGCAATAATTGTAAAAAAGCCAAGGAGGAAAGAAGAATGAAAGAGGAACGCTTAAATCTCAAAGACAGGTTCGCTATAGACGGCAAGGAGTATATCTTGTCAACAGTCGCCTTGCCAATAAGCGACGAGATTACCAATATGATGCTTTCGATTGCACCGTTTGAAACAATGCTTTTCGGCATTGATGAAAACGGCCGTATAAATTGGATTGACCTTTACTGCGAACGATATGATTGGGCAGAAGAGGCGAAGGCAAGACATAAAGAGCTGGTCGAAAAGGCCAGAAACGGTGTGAAGTTTTGGGAGGAAGAATGATGACTAAACTGATTCGCCAAGTCCTCAATTGCATGGTTGGAATTATTATGATTATTCTTATTGCTGGCATACCTGTTGTGATAGGCATAGTTGCACTGGTGGCACTGTGGAGGTGGCTCGGGATATGAATAACCGTGAAAGGCAGAAGCTGAAATACTATCTGCATCGCTTAAAGAAGGCATACAGATGGTTCAATATTGAAATGCAAGCGTGGATTAAGGAGTGGTGCGAACGATGAAAAAATGTAAATGTGGCGCGATGCCAAAACTTTATAAATATCATCACTGCTATGGTGGTGCTGACTATTTGACATATGCAGCTATTAGCTGTACGAAATGCGGGCGTGAGACCAAAGTGGAACTGTTGGAAAACGTCGAGCAGGCGTGGGAAAGAATGGAGGAAGAATAATGGCTGAACCAACGAAGAACCGCAAAGAGTGGCGCATGAGTCGTCGCTGCGCAGGAGTGGCGCGCCGCAGCTATATGTTGGGACGCACGCCAATCAAAAGACTGCGCTTTCTGATGAACGAAGGCTATGGAACCTATTCCATGGGCTTGTGCTATCGCCGTCGGCTAAAGCTCAGACTTGGTGGCAGAAAAGTGCGTGTGGCGAATTACATTATCGTGGTTGTAAAGGAGAGATAGCAATGACGTTAGATGAATTTGTAGCGGTTGTGTTGATTGTGGCGCTCATCCCGGTAGCCATTATCCAATGGATGGGCTTAATCGTGGCGATTGTAGAGAGATTTAAAGAAAAGGAGTGATAACATGGCAAAAAATTCAATTCCAGAAATTGCCCGGATGTTGGGCGTAGAGATTGGCGAAGAATTTAAAATAAAGGAGTTGGTCGGATTGGCTTATAAATTCGACGACAAAGGATTAAGGTTAATCTATGACAATCATATGGCAATATTTGTTACAGAGATGCTCTTGCCCCGGAGCTACAAGACGATTGGAGAGAGTTGGAATCTTTAGCAAACGATGAAATTCCGCACGGCTGCTGTGGCGGTTGCATTTAAGGAGGTAGAAAAATGATTGACCACGAGAAATTAAAACAGGCGGTAAAACTGCTGGACGAAAGCGGTGCTGATTACGCGCTTGGCTATGACTGCGGCGGATACACAACTTACAGCGCGTCTATGATAGTAGACCACTGCAACATTTTTGACAGCATTATGAGAGAGGTCATCATTGGAGCAGCAAGAGTTGTCTATATAAATGATGGCGAACCGGGCGCTCTACGAAGCTTAGATAGAATGAGCACAGCAATTACGCATGCTCGTCGTGAAACAAAGTTTAGAGCAGGTGAAGAAGGGGTGGAAAGCAATGATTGATTACAAGAAGGCCCACAAGGCGTATGAGTTGTTGAAGCAAAGCAATGTACCGTTCATGGTTGCCTATGGAAACAAGGACGGTGAAACCATCACTTTCGGCGTTTCCGGCAACTACAGAATACTTAGATGTTGTCTGGCTCAACTCATAGCTGAGATGGGCAATGCAATGCGCAGAAATCGCGGTGAGGAAGCAGCTATCGAAGAATTGGAGCTTTTTTTCGCATTTGCAGAAGAGATGCTTTGTGAAAATGACGGGGAGGGCGAAGAATGCCAAATGCTGAACTGACTGTGATGCTGTTTGCTTTTCGATATGCTGTACATAGGATAGGCACACAAAGCCTGTCTGCTATCCAAAGCGAATTGGTGACAAACCTTCACCGCTTTCCAGACTGGATGTTAGCCCAGATGGAGCGGGATATTGAGTGGAACTTCGAGGTAATGGCCATGCGCAAGGAAGAACGTGGTACGGTCGGACTTGATGATGACTGCGAGTTTCAAAGACCTTTCTTGGACGCAGTTAAAGAACAACGCAGAAAATTAAAGGAGGACAACAAATGCCAACAGTAGAGTTAATCTCAATCACACCAAACCATATGGAACTGCTAAAGAAGGCTTGCAGTAAACCTTATGGGAATGATGTGTCCGACAAAGGTATTCAACATATCATCAACAGTGGTCACTTGTCTGTCTTGGAGCATTGTTATGCTTCCTTTGAAGTTGAGTGTTCTGTACGTGTGTTAGGTCAACTGACACGCCATCGCCACCTGTCTTTTACCTGTAAGAGTGCAAGAGGTAGCAAATTTGATGTGCTGGAGTTGCCGCATGGTGACTTTATTCTTCTCAATGATTTGAGTAGAGTTGTTATGATTCCGTATCAAGAGGCACTTAAAGAAGGTGTACCAGAGCAGGATGCTGCTTATTTCTTACCGCAAGGTGTCCGCACATCCATCGTGGTCACTGGTAACTTCCGTGCTTGGTTTGAGTACCTGCCGAAACGCTTGTGCCGACGTGCTATGCCGGAACATAGAAGGCTTGCAGAGCTTATCCGTCAAGAGCTTGCAAAAGCAGCGCCGGAGATTTTCGGTAGAAACTTTATGGGATGCTCCGATTGCAAAGAACAATCCTGTACATTCGGACATAAGAAAGGGGACAAGAAATAATGACAGCAATGAGTGAAGAAGATATGAAGATTATAGGGAAGAATGTTTCCTTGGCCAGACGCAGACGCGGCGTATCTCAGAATGATTTAGCGAAACAGGCTGCGGTTAGCCAAGTGCATCTTAGCTGTGTAGAGAATGGAAAAACGGGAGTTGCGTTAAATATAGTGATGCGCCTTGCCGAATCATTGGGATGCTCTCTTGATGAGCTTGTGTACGGCCAAAGAAACGGTCGGAAGGAATCAATCAGATTTGAACCAGTCGAGGGTGCGCCATTTGGCACAAAGATTCCGATGCGTGGCACAAAGTCTGCTGCGGGATATGATTTCTATGCTCCGTATGACATTGTTGTTCCTCCGCACGGACTCAGCAAGCTCGTGCATTTCAACATCAAGGCTATTATGCCGCAGGATATGTTCCTGTTCTTGAGAATCAGAAGCGGACTGGCCGTAAAGCATGGCCTCATGGTTCACTGCTCTGGTATCATCGACGCTGATTACGCCAACAATCCCGATAACGACGGCAACATTGGCGCTATGTTCATCAATAATTCCGACGAAGAATACATCATCAAAAAAGGTGAGCGTTGTATGCAAGGAATTTTCCTGTGTTACAACACAACCAACAACGACAACGCCAGCGGCATCCGCGGTGGCGGCTACGGCAGCAGCGGCAAATTTTAGGAGGTGTGCGCAGTGAATTTTAAAGAGCCGATGAACTGCGGGAAGAAAATCCTGCGGTTCAAGGTTATGGGGGAGCCAGTAGGCCAAGGCAGACCTAGATTTACTACAATCAGTGGTCACGTCAGAGCCTACGAACCCAAAGGAAGCACCGAGGAAAAAGCGGCTATCAGACTAATGGCACAGCAAGCCATGACTGAACAGGGCTGGAGCTTGCCTAGCCCCGAAATGCCGCTCAAAGTCGAGATTAAGTCATGCCGAAAGGTTCCGTCTGGCAGACAAAAATGGTTCGCTGAGGCCGGACTGATAGAGGCTGTCATGCCTTTGGGTAAACCGGACGGGGACAACATCGTCAAGTTGTATCTTGACGCTATGAATGGTGTTGTTTATCCCGATGACAAACAAGTTTATGACATTCACATCATCAAGATGTATGCTGATGCACCCTACACAGAGGTGGTTGTCACAGGGTACTATCAAAATATGGGCGAGGTTAAAGCCGTCGCCAATGCTAGTCTGAAACGTAAAAGGGAGGCAAAGAAACATGAGTAAAGAACAGTGTGTAGAGTGTGTAGGAGACAGTACAACCAGTGCCAATGCAGAATATGTGGCGTTCGTAAGCAAGACTTTCGATGAACTTAAAGAGTTGTTCATTGCAAAGAACTCTCAGTATGGTTCGGGTGAGCCGCTGGAGAATTTAAAATTGGGAGCTATTCTCGAAGAGGCTGTCTACAACAATGAACCATTCTCTTGCTCTTGCTCCGAAGCAGTCCCTCATGAATGGTTGTGGTGGAAACGAATGTGGAAAGAAATATCCAACTACGAGCGTAAGCATATTGTTCATGTCGCTATGCACGGCATCGAGGGCGACAAGGTGGACGAATCGCTTAAAGACATTGCCGTATATAGCGTTATCAAACTTTACATTTACAAGAAGCTCTGTGAAGCACTTGACAAAGAAAAAGAACAAATGGAGGTGGGGCGTTAATGGATTGGGAATTAGTAATGGCTTTTGCTATGGGCGCTGGCCTTGGAAGTTGCTTGACGTTTGGCATTTTCTATGTCGTGATTGATACATTCTTTATCATAGAGGATGACGAAGAAGATACTGAAGAGAACAAGAATTGATTTAAAACAAAAGAAAGAAGGGATAGACTTGAACAAGGAGAAATATATGAGCAAAGAGGAATACCTTAGCTGGCTGAAAATAGGGATTCTCGCTGGTGAAGCTGACAAAGCCGCTGAAAGCACCAAGGATAAGGCGTGGCACAGAAAGCTCAAATGTGTTGCGACATATTGTCAAAATATCATTGAGGAAAGAATTACCTACCTTGACCGCAAACAGCTCGAAAGCCTTAAACGCCGCAGAAAGCAAACGGACTTGAAGCTCTGTACTAGTGTGCCAGTCAGGGTTAGAAACGAGGAACCTAACATTACCATTGAAACCGAGGATTTATACGACCTCTTAGACCTCGCTTTGAAAGCCTGCATGTGCTGCGAGCAAGGCAAGTATGTCAAGGACTGTAAGTGGCGCAAGGTGTTTCACCGCATTGAAGTTGAGCCTATCCGCACAGCTCCTAAAGAAGGAGAATGCGAGTTCCGATTGGACAACGAACTGTACTTCTTGACTCCGCAAGAATACCGAATTGAAATGGCTAAGACTGCTAAGGAGAATGGCGCTGACGAGAAGGATGTACACATAACTACTGCTTTATAATTTTTCATAAAATGCTGAGGCGAGTGCATGTCGCTTGCCTCAGCCTGTTCGCATATTTATCGGGGGATATATGTGGATATTGTATCGAAAGGAGAAATAAATATGAATCATTTTGTTGGCTTAGGTCGTTTAACTAGAGACGCAGAGGTAAATTATACTCAGAATGGCAAGGTATACTGCAAGTTCAGTATTGCTATCGATAGACCGTTCCGCAAAGACCAACCGAAAGAGGCTGACTTTATTAATTGCACTGCCTTTGGCAAGACCGCCGAGGCTATCGGTAACTACTTCCACAAGGGCAGTCGCATTCTTGTTAACGGCAGCCTGCAAGTCAGCAGCTACACAGGCAAGGACGGCAATAAGAAGCAAAGCGTTACAGTTATTGTCAATGGCTTTGACTTTATCGACAGCAAGAGCGGTGCTTCTGCTGCAAACAACGGTGGCTTTACCAATATGGGAGCACAGCAGGAATTGGATGACAACTTCAACTTTTAAGTGAGGTGATTTGGCATGGTGTGGGTTAAAAGCAAAGAGAAAATAGAGTTCTCTATACCGGGCAGACCTCCCTGCCGTGGACGGGAACAGGGACCTAGAAAGCAAGAGGATGGCTATAAGAAAAAGCCAAGAAAAACAACTCAGAATGCTTACGCTTCCGTGGTAGCCATGATAGCCAAGAACGCTATTGCGACGCAGAACTGGAACTATGACGAAAGCAGTCCGGTGTATATCGTTATTACAGTAAACCTTCCAGTGCCTACATCTGGCGTTCGTGTAGACAGAGTGGAACGCATGAGAAAAAACCAAGAGTTGCCAGTCCGTTATCCGCAAGTTGACGCCATAATGAGAGTAATAATGTATGCGTTGTGCGGCATAGCTTATAAGAACTGCAAACAAGTAGTTAGCACTCTTGTTGCAAAGCGATACGCAAAGAGTAACGACCAGCAAAGCGTTGAAGTATTGGTCGGGAAGCCAGAGAATTGGGGTGAGCTTAACTATGACCTTAGAAACTCCTAGCGTCAACGGAAGGCGCAGACGCAACTGGAGAGCAGGAAGGAATCCGCAGAAAGGGTTCGCTTTGGTTGAAAAAATGTTTTACTACTATCACAGAATAAGACAAGCCGTTGAAATAGCAAGAGCCGAACAGGGGTACTATCAAAGCGGTGGCAGGACGGGCGGCGGCAGTAGTAATCATGCCTTCATATCAGACCCGACTGCTACGATAGCCATGAAACATTATCAGCCGTTGGGAAAGGTTATCATCAACGCTGATAGAATCAACGAAGAGGTGATAGTCCACCCAGAAAAATGGCTAACCATAGTTGAACAAACCTTTATGCACTTCGATGACGAAGAATTGGTAAGCGAAATACTTCACCGTAGGTTTTTTGAAAATGAGCCTATGGCGACAAGTTGTATAGAGCTTGGTTTAACTTACGGGAAATACTATAAACTCCGTGATATAGGTATTGATTATGCTTTAAAATGTGCGATACAACTAGGGGTAATAAAAGTATTTGAATAATAAAAAAGGCTGGTACTTTTGTACCAGCCGTGATATAATAATTTCGGTAAGCGCTATTTCGTTTTTTCCAACTAACATTCCACCTTAATATGTTAGGTTCGTTTACCACCTTTTTTCACAAAAAACCCACGGCTTTCGCCGTGGGTTTTTTGCTTATTAAATTTCTTTACGCGGGTTCTCACACTCCCATTTCTGTACAGCATCCTTAAAAGCGATGACACTGATAGCTTTAGCTACGCTTTCAGCCATTCTAAAACCTTTACCGCGTCCACCATACAGATTGATGACTTCACACAACGCCTCTGCAAAAGGCTTTGCTGTCGCTCTGATGATTGCGTTGGTCTGTTGTTCTCTCTTAGCTTCAAGCATCTTAGCCTTGCTTTCTTTGCTTCCGCGCAGGTCGGCGATAAACTTCTTTACTGCAATGCGCTCGGTGTCGGTCAGCTTGAAGGATGTAACCTTTGCTCCTTCGGGAAGTTCTTTTCTGCGTCCTGCACCCTCTTTAAAGCTGCGAGATTCTTTGATGTTTTGTTCCATGATATATGCCTCCTTATGATTTATGGTAATACGAAATCTCATTTCGCTACAATTATAATACCATAATATGATAAAAAAATCAACTACTTAATTGTGAAAAATGAATAAAGTAATACCTTGAAAAACAAAAAAGCCCCTAACCATATAGGCTAGGGGCTTTTGAATTATCGCACAAGCATCATGACGCTCAGTAGAATTTATTCATCCTCTTTGCTCAGCGTTGCGGAGGTACAGCGTTGGAACCTTTTCAATAAGGTGACGATTAAATTTGCTTCTGCCGCGCTAAACGGAAGACATGAGCCGTCGGCACCAGAGCGGCACAGTAATGCACTGCCGCAGATAACTTGTTGGTCAAGCTGGCTCGCCAAAACATTTGGCACGGGAGGATGCTTCAACAGAAATTCGTCATCGAATATCAGCAAGAGTTCATCTTCCAATTCGCTGATGACGTGAATGTCAATCAGGTCACAATCAAGCAAAGTGTAGCATCTCTCCAGCTTTAAAGTGTCGCCGTCGCAAACCTCAGCGGTTGCAACCGAGTACAGAGTGTTGCTGTCGATTTCCGGACTAAGAAGAATTACATAATTTTTCATATTGCATCACCTTTCCTTTAAATGTTCAAGTGCATCCCATAAACCTAAGATTATGGGATGCTAATAGACTAAGTTAGTTCTCGGGGCTGGGTTTCAAAACCAAAGCTGGCTTATAATAATTAGCGCTCTCGCCGTTGGAACGCTTGCAAGCAACCAAGCCGCTATGTTCTTGCACCTTAGTAACAATCAACTTCTCCCAGCGCGTAGAGCATTGAATGTAATCAGTGCATTGTGCCCAAATAACATCGCCTACTGTCAGCTCTTGGTAAGGAATTTCCTTTGCTTTCAGAAGTTCTCGAAGAACACAGGCGTCTATTTTGATTTGCTCTGGCATTTTTTCGTTAATCCTAAGTATAAAAGAATCAACGTCGTAGTTTGCTTGCTCGGCGCCGTGGTTATACAAACGCCCGACAATCTCCCAATGGTCGATGATATATACGCCGTTGTCGTAGTTGTCGCAGTCGAGACGGCTGGCAATGTCGATACCTAAAGACATTCCATCGCCAAAGAAGTTGCTAATGACATTGCACAGGCAAGCCCAGCCGTAGCAATCGGTACTAGGAGAGCGGTAGCACTTCAACTTGCAATACTTTAAAAAAGCACTTACACTATCACGGCCTCCGTTCCAGTGCAGATACACTCCAATCTGATTCGGGTTAATCTTGCCGTCTGCCAGCATGTCATTCTTGTTTAAAATTACAGCGCGGTTTCCCAATTTTCATTCCACCTTTCTGATATAATGAGTGATTCAGTCTATTCACAAGATGCCAGTGCAAGCTGACATCCTGTGAATAGACTGAATCAGTTACCGACCTTGCGCACCTCAAACACCAAGGACGGGTTGAGACATTGCAGTTTTTCCTTGCAAGCTACAGCCTGCGCGCGTTCGCTAAACAGTGAGGCAAAGAGCAAGCGTTGTGTCGTCGTGCCGTTCGCCAAGTCGAGAGGTCGGAAAATCCCTCTCAAATCTCTCGTGTAGACAGCGTACAAGATTAACACCTCCTAGCAGATTTCAAGACCGACGCAATACTTTACGCCGTCATCGGTAAAGTATTGCGGGCCGGGAAACATAAGGTCTTTGCGTCCGCGATTAGCCTCGGCAACCGCACGAGATACAACGAACATCACCCCCTCCGTTGTTGGAGGTAAGTTAATGTTTGTCGTGCTGACTTTACGGCTCACGCCTATTGTCCCCAAATAAAATGCTGGGGCGAATGTGCCGCTAACTCTCGCTGGTTCGCCTTCGCGCGGCTCTAACTTCCACAGTTTGCCGTTAACGTCCTTGATGTTAATCTCATGGTCGCATAAATTGATAATCTTAATTTCCATTAAACATTCCACCTTTTTCTAATAATTGCGGGTTGAGCAACCCCTCCAACGCCCTAACATGTAGGACGCTGGGTTTGCACTCAACTATTCAAGCGAATCCAAGAACTCATGGAACTCTTTGTGGAATTCAAGATACTTTAAATAGAATTCCTTGTATTGCTCCGGAGTTACTTCATAACCGCCTCTGCCACGGTCGAGGTCGTGACGTACTAGCTCTCCTGTTGGCGTGCAAGCTACACCGTAGCGAGTTGTTTTTTTGTAATCGAAATAACTCCAACCTAAACAGAGCTTATAGGCATAAGGACGGGCAGCATCCAATGATAATCTCATTAAGCCAAATGCGTCTGAGCGTTCTTTGGGAAAGAACTTAACTCCATCCTGCCTCCCGACTTCGTTTATGTATGTTGGGAACTTAATGCCCGCTTGGTCACACATGTAAATCATTTTTGCGTCGGCTTTGATTTCTGGCAGCAGATTCAGTATCGCTTTGGAATAATACTGCTGAAGTTTAGCTTTTTCGTCGAGGATTCTTGCCTCTTTTTCAGCGGCCTTTTCTTGTTTCAATTTTAAAAATTTTGCAAGTTGCTGTTCATTCATAATCACATTCCACCTTTTTCATATAATGCCGGGGTATTAAACCACCGTGTCAAGACGCCAGCAAGTGACGCCCTGAGGCTGTAGCTTAACGGAATTTTCTACCCAAGATGTTAGCTATCTCGCATACATCGTCGATGTTTTCGGTTTGAACGCAGTAATCCAAGACTTCGTTGCACTTTTGCGCTACGCTTAGCCAACGCTCTATATCAGAGCGCAATTCTTTGTCACTGTAGAATCCAAGTTTTTGTTTAAAAGTGTTGCCCGTAGTTTCGGCTAAGCTGGTAAATTGGTGTATCGCCTCGCCGTGAAGGCGACGTCGAAAACATCTGTCCTTCAGTAGCTGAGTCTTGAAGTCATTGCTAGTGGTAGTCAATACTTCAAGGTCGGGGTGGGTGAATGACACGGTATACTTAACTATAGAACCGACAACCACATAGATGCATTTCGCTCTACTGCTGTCACTGCACGCCTTTGCATTGGAGTTCTTAGTGTGATAGGCGCAATAACGCCATGCTGTTGCTATTGCTTTCTCATGGCTAGGTGCCTTGATTCGCAACGCTTTCGGATTACCGTAGTAGTAAAGAGTATCCAATACTACTGGAACCTTTACCAGCGGGATTGCATAAACTTGTTTTTCCATAATCATATTCCACCTTTTAATATTTTTGTGATTTAATGAATTAAATCACCGTGATAGTGCGCCAGCAAAGGCTGACACACTATGGCTGTGACTTAATACATGCCGCGCTCGATTACCTCGAAGTTGGCAATCTTCTCAAGCTTGGCGGGCAACCCGATTGCTTGAATCTCCAGCTCGCCAGCGAGACCGGACTTATAAATGTCGTATTCAATATCGGGATAAGCGTCCAATGCAGCAGATACTTTCAGTTTCGCGTCGTTGAAGGGTTCGTCTGCAATATCCAAGATAATGTATTCCGTTGTCAAGGAATCGCCCTCTTCATAGCCGAAGTCATCGACATATGCACGGCAATCGTCGTTGCCTTGATTGTAGTACATCTTGTACCAGTCATAGCTTGCAAGTTTAGGTGCAACATATGGCTTGTATGTCGTGTTGGAGTAGTATACCCCACCGTCATACTTCCAGCTACCAAGCATGATTGTATCTGCGCCTTCGCGCATAATCAGCAAACGAGAGGGAGTGGACTCTTCAATCAGAGTTTGCACACACTCTTTGTCGAGCTGATGACGGAGCGGGAACAAGAATTTCGCAGCAAAGTTCATGCTATCAGAGTAGTTAGCCTTGATACCTTGCGTAGGATTGGCATAGCTAATCACGCCATTATGCATCAACGCCATATCCGTGCTATCCTCCGCCGCCTTCATGGCGTCAACCTTCGGGCGAATTGGAAACGGATGACAGCAAGCCGTCGAAACCTTGCCAGCGGTAGCGATACGGCAATGAATAGCACGCTCGCAAGAGACTGGGATTTTATTAAAGGCTTCAATAAGGTCCTCGACCTTAAAGAAACCCTTGTTAATGCGGACTGGGGAGTCGTAACTCTCCTTCCACATTATTCCAGCGCCGTCCGGGTTGTTCTCAAACATTGTGCGGATAGTTTCCTCTTTGACATTAGATTTCTTCGGGAAGTAAGCAATAATACACATAATTTCATTCCACCTTTTTTCATAATTTTAGATTGCTGTTAGGCAACCATGGCATGACACCAACAAGCGTTGATGCCATGCGTAAGCGCCTAAATTGTTACTGAATGTTACGACGTTTCAAGTAGTCCAGAAACTCCTTGTAGCCGCGACGACACGCCAACGACTTGAAGTTACGGAGAGTAACCTCGCAAGCCTGCTCGACGTGGTGGCAGGATTTTGTAATGTCTGCCAACATCTGTACGAACTGCATGGTCGCAACGAATGTCGCGAAGTTCAGCGTGCCGCGGTTGAAACGGATTTCAAGAGTGCGGTAGCCGTCAAAGTTCATGCAGGAACCGTGGCCGCTCAGTTGGCGACGAACGTCGAACAGATGACACAGCGCGTCACTGCGGTTGAGGGGGTTGCCGTATTTATCTTTGGCTTTAAAGTCCTCAGCACGGAATTTGTAACGCTCCGGCAGGAACTGGCAATAGCCGAAGTGAGTGCGGCGACTGAAACGCTTCATCCATTCGTCGTTATTGGCGACGATTACTGTCAAGATTGTTTCAGGTGCAGCCTGTTGCATGTCTGCGAAATATTCACGGTCCATGTGAACGTGCAAGCCACAAGTGCCTGCGTCGTGACTGGTGTAGCCGTGCTCAATTGCTTCTTGCATCATATCGTCCCAGTTGTAACGACGGATATGGTAATCAACGGTAGCAGTGGTGCTGATAAGCTCGAAACCGTCATCCAACGAGCCGTCAGACTCGCAGGTGATGTCTTGGTTAGGCGTATGACCGCCAGCCTCTACGATTGCTTCGGCGTTGTCATCGTTCTCGCCGCCCTTGTCGATTTCCAGTTCAACACCCACAAACAATTTGTATTTGCGGTTATAACGGTCGGCAGGGTTATCGGACAACCACAGTAACGGTCTGGGACCGCCGTGGTAGTTGTGAATGACGGTAGCTTTGTCACGGCAGTCATCGCAAACACAGCCGCCAAAACGGTCACTGTATTCCATGTTGTCTACGTGGTGGATTTCACCACAGCGTTCGCATGCTGCGTAGTCGTTGCTGTTATTGAGGCAGTCATCGCAGATTTCGTCGTTGTCAACGTAGTTGCGGTAATCGTTGGAAGTCATGTCGCCGCAGCACTCGCAAACGAATGCGGAATCGTCACAGCAATCTTGACACCAATCTTCCCAACCGCGACCAACGTAAACGCTTACGAGGTCATCACGGTAGCAGATTTCACCGCAACGCTCGCAGGTTGCGAACAATTCGGAGAAACAGCTATCGCAATAAAGCTCGCCGTCAATACCAGTAGTCAACTCTTCAACAGAGAGTTCTTCACCGCAGTTAGCACATTTAGCATAGTTTTTTGTCTTTTCCATAATTAATTTCCACCTTTTTATAAATCGGTTTGTGGTTAGGTTGCAGAGCTGTCATTCCACGGGTGACGGCTCCAGAGCGCTTATTAATGCACTCTACAAACGCCCGAACTTGTCAGGCGCTTGCCATAGCATTAGAAGCTAATCGAGAAGAGAACGGCAAGAAGTGCGAGAAGTGTCAACACCTCTAAACAGTTTTCATCCTGCCTTTGGTTGCGGTCCCTCAACGCTTGCACACGGGTGTGAAAATCATCCTCTCGTGTTCTTGCCTTTGTAATACCGCCGATTTTCTTCATAATTCATTCCACCTTTTTCATGTTTTTTAGGTAACATTAAGCCACCATGGCAAGACGTCAACGGGTGGCGTCCTGCGTAAGCGCTTAATTCAGCCCGAGCTTGGCCAGCGTGTACGGGTTTGACAAATCGAACCCGACGTGAATCGCAAACTTTTCAAGCAGTAAGTGAAGCTTTTCAGCCAGCTTCACTACACTGATTTGCTCAAATTTGCAAAGTTGCTTACCTTTGAGAAAGTAAGCACGTGTCACGCCGCCGTGATTGAGGCGAGTTTCTAACACAAGCCCGTTTTTAAGCTTAAGCCTTTTCTTTTTTACCATAAATTTTTACCTACCTTTTTCATAATACGCTGGTTGCCCAGCTTTAAGCGCCCGATGGCTTTTTATGCATAGAGAGCTTTGAAGAACTCTCTATCCGATACAGTACCAGTTTTTTCGGTGCGTTCAAACACCGTGGAAATACTGCTTTTGTAATATTTCTTAATCAACACGACGCCGTTAGACTTTTCAGTCTTAGGTTTTTCCGCTTTAGACTTTCCAGTGCGGTAATAACCTTTCTTAGAGTCAAGGCGCTTAGAAACGCCCTGCGCCAAATCTGCCTGCTCGCATTTCCAACGATATTCGTCGGATTTTGTCCACTTTTTCATAAATATCACCCTACTTTCAAATAATTAAGTCGGGCGCTTAAAGCTGGAGGAATATATATTCACGCCGTACTCAATTTACCATGAGCGACGCTACTTTATACATTCCCACCCGCCAAAAAAAGGTGGTGGAAAATGCTTTATGCTTATGCTTCTGACTTTATCACGGCAAAAATATTTATTGCTTTTCGGTACCCGTCCCTTAATTTCAATTACTTGCTTTTCTCCACTATGCTGTCATCACGACGGTGTCATCGCAGGTACTTCGCTTTCATCCCGTCCACGGTACTCATGCGCCTATTCGCAATGGCTGGCCGTGGCGTGTAGGTGGCGACCGACTCTTAACAAATTATTTTCGCTAAAAATCAGTGTCTTATTTCAGGTTAAGACAAAACCTTGCTATGAAGTTATCAAGGTTCATGATTCCCGTTCTAGGATTCGGGGAACCGGGGATTTGCCCGTTCTAGGATTCGGGGCGTTTCCTTGTCTATATTATACCGAATATTCCGACTTTTGTATTTTTTCACCTACCACGCCAAATACGGAAAATTTTTGCTTATTACTGAAATAAGGTAGTAAAGAACCGTGGTATAATGGTGAAGGTAAAGCAAGGATATAGCTACATACATTTAGAATGTATAGTGAAGTAAGAAGAGGGATGGTTGATATATACATCAATCATCCCTCTATATATCCTTATAGGTTGTATCCCGCATAGTTAAGAATGGTAGAGTATGGTTATCATTCCCATGGTTAAAGTGTAACCTTATAGGTTATAATGGTAGAAAAGAGGCAAAAGTGTAATGGTAGAATGGAGTAAAATGGTAGAATTTAACATAAGATATATTATCGGACACAAAAAACAGCCCCTACCAGCCCCCCTACCCTCCTAATACTAAGTACCCATTCGCGGATGCCCTTTATCCAACACCCCATATCTAGTCAGGTTGAAACTAAAGTCTAGTTATTAAACACTTAGACACAAGAGTTTAACACTAACACTTTACGTTTACATCAACACTATCAGTTTTGGTTCTAGCAAACTCTACAAAACAAGGGGTAGGGTATAGGGGTAGGGGTAAAACAATAAGTACCTAGACTTACACAGTATCTACATAGCACTGTTTATTATTAGCACTGTAAGAAATTGCAGTGCTTTTTTAATGCTTTTAAGAGCCTTGTACGATTAGCACTGTATCAGCCTCCGTATAGTGTGTACGAGGCTTTTGAAATACAATCACAACAACAACGACAACAAGGAGGAATTGATTATGAGTGATTTGTTTGGTGCTGGTGGCAGCATTGTAACGATGTACCCCACACCTCAGAGCATGGCAAACAAAGTCAGAGAGTATTTTGACTACTGCTTGCCGGAAGTGATTGACCCGAGGACTGGGGAAATGAAGATTAAAGAGCGAAAGCCGCCCACATACAGTGGTCTTGCCAGATACTTGGGATTCCAGAGTCGCGGCCAGATGCTGGACTATGTAAACAAGAGGGACGAAGCCTACAACACCATCTTGGCTGATGCAAAGCTGAGGCTTGAGGACTATCTTGAGGGCAAGCTGGTATATTCCAAGGCTCCTACTGGCATTATGTTTGCGTTGAAGAACAATGCTGGGTGGGAGGAAAAGAGCACACGTCAGCTTACGAGCGGCGATGGTCAGCCTTTGGTATTTGGCTGGGCCGAGAACGCTGGTGATGTGATTGACACTAAAGCGTCACCCGTGGAGAAAGAGGGGGTATTGCCCCCGGTACCCGAGACGGTAGAAGGCACCTCTGATGACGGTTGCTGCTGATGCCAAGGTCATTACAATTCCGTACACACCTAGACCGTTCTGGAGGGATGTGCTGCATCCCAATCTTGAGCAGTACAGGTTTGCGGTAATTGTAGCGCACCGCCGTTTCGGAAAGAGCGTGGGCAGTGTCAACCACCTCATCAAGAAGGCTCTGACGATGACGAAGTACCCTTCGCCGAACTACGCATATCTTGCGCCGTTCTTGAAACAGGCGAAGATGATTGCATGGGACTACTTAAAGCGGTACACTGCGGGGATTCCCGACAGAAAGGTCAACGAGAGCGAACTGTATGTAGAGTTCCCAAGCTACCACAAGGATGCTCGTGGAGCGAGAATTTATATCATTGGTGCTGACCGACCAGACGGCCTTCGTGGTACGTACTGGGACGGTGTAGTAATAGACGAATACGCCCAGATACGTAAAGAGCTGTGGGGCGAGGTCATCCGACCAGCCTTATCAGACCGACACGGCTGGGCTGTTTTTATTGGTACTCCCAAAGGGCAGAATCAGTTCTACGACATTTACTTACAGGCACAGAAGAATAACAACTGGTTTTCTTGTCTGTACACGGTAGATGAAACAGGCATTATTCCTGCGGAAGAGCTTGAGGACATGAAGCGTGAAATGACAAAGACAGAGATACGGCAGGAGCTGTACTGTGACTTTGCTGCGAACGCTTATAACCGCCTTATCTCGCTGGATTCTATCAATGCGGCCATGGAAAGAGACCTGCAGGAAGAAGATTACAAGGGTATGCCTAAGGTTATGGGTGTCGATGTTGCGCGTTTTGGTGACGATAGCTGCGTAATCTTCAAGCGCCAAGGTCTGATGACTTTTGAGCCGATTGTCTGCAAAGAAGTCGACAACATGACTTTCGCCGGAATTATCGCCAGAGAGATTGACGATTGGGGGCCAGATACGGTGTTCATTGATGCTGGCCGTGGCGAGGGCGTTATCGACCGCTTGCGTCAGATTGGCTACAAGGAAGTTGTAGAAGTTCCCTTTGGCGGCAAAGCTATCGAGGACACACGCTATATGAATAAACGTGCCGAAATGTGGGACGGCTGCCGACAGTGGCTTGAACAGGGCGGTTCATTGCCGTATGACCCGAACCTGCGCACTGAGCTGTCGATGCCAGAATATACCTTTGACGGCATGAACAGAATCAAACTTGAAAGCAAGGAAAGCATCAAAGATAAGACGGGACGCTCGCCAGATATGGCTGACGCATTGTGTCTGACCTTTGCTTATCCTGTATCTTTCGCAAGAAAAAACCTGTACCAGCGGGCAAAGAAGCTGGGGCAGGTAAGAAAATACGGTAGATTGTAAAAGGAGAGTATTCAACAATGAGCGTACAAGACGACATTATTTATTATTACAGACGCGCTGCCGAAGCCCGAGCACGAGGCCGTGACGACCTTGCACAGAGCATGGAAAACTATGCACGTAATTTGGAAGCGGGTATTTATAACGACGATGGCCGCGGTTTTGATATTAGTGCTTCCAACAGACGATGGGCAGAGCGAGAAGCTGCTCAACGCAAACAGATGGCTTCCCGCAGACAGGGCGAAGATAACCTGTATCAAAAGGCACGCCCGACTATGGCTCCATCTACGCCTTCTGAGTATCCTTCTGCCAGAAGTGAATATGCTCCCAGCAGAGAGGTGCAACCGTCTTACAGCGGTTATGGCCCCGGTTACACCGAACCTCCGATGGATTACCCGGAAGCTCCGAGAGGCGGCTATCAGCCTCAGCAAAGCGGACATACTGGAGCTGTCAAATTTTTCGATGATGGCGCTGACGTAGGAGGCTTGGAAGAGAGCACATCCGGAACCGGAACCCCTCGTAATAAATACGGCGCAACAAGAGGCTCCCTCCTTGACTTTTTGCAGACAAATGGCGAAGAAGGCATCAAGAGATGGGATTGGTAACGGAGGAATAACATATGCTTTTATGTCCAGTAAAGGAAATTATGACAACTAAGCTGAGCGCCAGCAGTGCAACTCCTGCTGCAAGCACCGAGGTTTTCACCAACATGCGCGGTGGTCGCATCGGCTTGGCAATTACCGCTGGCGAGACTGATGTTTATCTTGGCGACAAGAGCGTCAAAGCTGGCAAAGGTTTACTGATTAAGGCTGGTACAACCTATACCTTGCCAGTGCTGCCGACCGCACGTCAAAACTTTTATGTTATCGGCGGCGACTGCGTGCTGACAGAATTTTTTGGTTAAGGCGGTGATAATTCATGCCAGACTTAAACGATAAACTGGCTGCTGCTGCAAACAGCGAAGTCCACCGAAGCGCATGGCAGGCGACCAACCCTCAGTTTGGATTGAATCAAGGGGCGGTCGACATGATGACGGGTGGCACATTGCCAGAGCAGCAGCAGACTGGCGTAATCCAGCCGGGAGTAGAGCAACCGCCATCCCCGCTGGAAATGCTCAAAGCGCAGAGCGAGGCCAAAGACAAGGTGCTGTCGCTCGATACTTTGACAAAATCGCAGAAAGACAAAATCATGCGAGCGTTCGAGAGCTGCCGTGATATTGCGGATTCGCAGTACAAGCAGATTATCGAACCGAAAATTTTGCATCGCAGAGACATTTATGAAGCCGACGAGGAATACTACAAGAAGCGTTTTCCGAGGCTTTCGGAGACCAGTAACTGGGTTTCCAAGGACGTAAAGACTTCTTGTCAGTGGATTCTGACAGGCCTTATGGAAGCGTTCTGTGGCACAGATGCGCCGCTTTCCGTCAAAGGCGTAAATGTCGATGATGACGAGGTTGCTTCTAAGGTGCAGGAGCTTGTGCGTTATCAGCTTGAGAAAAAGAATGACTGGTATCACTTCTGTCAGACCGAGCTGAACTTCGCTTTAAGCCAGAACTTCTGTATTGCGAAGGTATGGTGGAAACGCGAAGAAGAACGCAAGCAGATGCAGTTCATGCTTGATTTGAACGACATGACGCAGATTCTTGGCCTCATGGAAGGCGTTGGTGGCGGCAATATCGAGAATATGAAATTTGAGGATATTGAAGGTGCGCCAGACCTCACCAAAGTCACTTACGACCTTGTGAAAGTCAAGAGCAATCATCCTGTTGTAGAGTATGTACCCACATCAGAGCTGCGCTACACTCCAGATGCTCCAGATTTGCAGGATTGTAAGTTTGTTGCGCATCGTAAGGTTGTGCGCGGCAGCTATTTAAAACAGCGCGAAAAAGACGGTATTTATCAGAATATCGACAAAGCGCTAAAGGAATACACCTCGGGTAACACCGAACCGACCACTCTGGATTATGTCAACGACAGAGACAGAGCTGACAGGGCTAAGCGTCCGACAGACAATGACTTGGCATCTAAAGAGGTTGAGCTTTACGAGGCCTACATGCAAGTAGACTGGAACAATGACGGCATCTATGAGAACATCATTGTTCATGCTGTGGGCGACCAGCCAATCCGCATCGTAGAGAATGACTATGGATTCCCGCCGTTCTTTGTTTGCAGTGCGGTCTACGACCCGAACGCCGTGTTTAACCGCGATTCTTTCACTGATATGCTGGAGCAGCAGCAGGACTTAAAGACCGCTGTTATGCGTCAGATTATCACCAACGTGGCGAAGAACAATGCCCCGCGCGTTTTTGTCGATGAACGCAAGGTAGATATTGACGCACTGTTCAGCGGCGAGGAAATCATCCCGACGCGGAACGCTCCAACAGAATCTGTATTTATCCCGCCATCGCTGCCGTTGTCTAGCGTCTCTATGGACGTAATCAACTACGCTCAGACCGAGGTTGAAAGTCAGAGCGGCAGCACCAGATATAACCAAGGCCTTGATAGTAATTCTTTGAACAATACTGCAACTGGCATTACCGCCATCCTTGGCATGGCTGAGAAGCGCAACAAAATGGTGGCGCGAAGCATTGCAGAGAAATTCTTTATTCCGATTTACAAGTTCATCATCCTGCTAAACCAAAAATATCTGGAAGATGAGCAGATGATTCGACTGACCAACAAGACGCTTTCTATTAAGAAAGAGGATTTGGACGTAGATTATGATTTGATTGTCAACGTCGGACAAGGCGCTGGCACAAGAGAAGCACAGATTCAATATCTGATGCTGGTACTCAATCAGATTTATCCGCAGCTCACAAACTTCGGTATTGCAAACGCGAAGAGCTGGTATAACCTTGTGTGCAAACTTCTGGAAGCATTGGGCTTACGAGATGTTTCTCAATATCTGCTCGACCCCGAGAGCGAAGAAGCACAGGCACAGGCACAGGCCCAAGCACAGGCACAGGCACAGGCCCAAGCCGAAGCATTGCAGAACAGCTTGCAACTGTCTATCGCAAAATACTCCATTCCGCGTCTCAATATCAATCTTACGGATTTGCCGCCCGACGTGCAGCGCCAGTATCTTAAAGATAAACTTGGCATTAGTACAACCGAGCGAGCAATCGCAGAACACGAGGTACTCAATAATGATTAAGCGCAATAACTCTAAAGTTATTAAAGCTGCCGAATCTCGCATCGACCTTCTCCGCGACTTCATTGTCGACGGAGAAGATGCTGAGGCGGTGTATAAATATGCGTTCCGCTTAAAAAAAGAAGCGGATGAAGAAATGCTTGAAGCGGCGTTAAGCTACGGAGACATTGAAAGACATCGAAGCGACTACAGAGCAGTCTGTCGCTTGGTTGAAATGTTGCAACACGCAGCGGCCACTGGCAAGCAGAAAGAGAAAGCCTTGGTTCAATTACAGGCCCAAGGCTAATTTTTTAGGAGGTAAAACCAATGGCTGACGAATTTGGCGGTGCTGGAAGCGATTTTTCTGCTTCCACGCCACAAACAAACACAATTTCTACAAGTCAACCAAATGTTGACAGCGTAGAATCCTCTCAGAGCGTTTCAAACGCGCCTGCTAATACAAACACTAGCGCGAACACCGAAAATCGCTCAGAGGGGCTGCAAACGCGCGAGAGCGGCAATCAGCAAATTATCGCCGCTGCAAAGAACTCAGAAGGCACTCAAGGCTATGTTTTAGTCAAGGGTGAGGACGGAAAAACACATTTGAAACCCAGCCCGTTGCCTGAACAGCCCAAAAGTGAAGGAGCTGCCCAAGAATCTAACGTGGTTGGCACTGATGCCAACCAGCCGAAGCTGACAGATGTTCCGCAGCAGATTGGCCAGCAGTTCAACCAGCAGCTTCCTGCTTATACTCTCGATGAATTTTCCAACGCAATCGCAACAGGCTATGTTGACGAGAAACGTGTTCCGCAGGAATACCAGCGTCAATATGCTGACTGGAAAATCGGCCAAGCTGTTCAAGCTCACAACGCGCAGCAGAGAGCTATCGCTCAACAGGAAGCGGCGCGTCGTGCTGAGATTGAAGCACAGATGAATCCGGAAACTCGCCAAGAACAGATGAGAGAGTTTTTGACAGGTCTCGACAAAGAGGCTGATGCACGCGCTCAACAGGACGCTGGCCTGAGCGAAGAGGATGTTGAGAACCTTGACCTCATGGACGATGATGACCCGAAGCTCATCAACTACAAGCTGGCTAAAGAATGGCATCGTCAAGACCTTATGGCTAAGATGCAGAACCGCTACGCAGACGAACAGGCGCAGCGTCAGAGACAGGAAGCTGTTTACGCTGGCATCAACCAGTTTACAGAAGAGCAGCGCGCCAAGGAGCCGAACTTTGACGCTATTGACCGTATGCTGCTGACTCGCGTGAATGATTTGACCTATAAACAGGCGCAGGTTGTTGTCCCTGTATTGCAAGCACTGCAGAACGGCACAATCAACGAGGCGCAGACCGAAATTCTCCGTAACTATTATGAGGATACACGCAAGTTATTCTATATGCAGAAGAACGGCTTAGGCACAACTCCGAGAGCCGTCAATCGTCCGCCGACCGTTGAACGCGCTGGCGACGGCAGAGATGTCAACAGCGTATATGTGCCAGACTACGGTGCTCTGGCAAAATCTGATGTAAGAGGCCGCCGTGCATGGCTGGCTGAATTTATTCGTAACAGGAACCAATAAGCTACCCCCGAGGCTATGCGGTTTTGTTAAATAAAATTTTTTAATGAGGTGAAAATTTAATGGCAATTAATGACGTAACACGTTCCCTTTCCTACAGCACTTCCCAATCCCATACCTCTGATGCGATTGGTCACGCTGAGGACATGAGCAACGTAATTACCAACATCGACCCCGAGGTCACTCTGTTCCTCAATCGCTTCGGCTCCGAGGAAGATGCAACCACTCTGAAATTTAGCTGGTTAACCGAAGGTTTGCAACCGCCCGGTGAGAACGCTCACTTGGAAAAAGAGGATTATTCCTCCAAGGAAATCGGCCATCTGGAAGGCTTGGAAAACAACTGCCAACGCTTTGTAAACAGCTACTATGTAACTGAGGCACAGCGCAAGGTTGCCAAAGTTTACCGCCCCGAAGATGAGTTGGCTCGCTTGCTGGAACAGTGCTCACGCAAACATGCTGCCGACATTGAGTATGCTCTCGTAAATAACGAGACCACCAACGCAGAACAGAACAAGACTACTCCAGCTAAAACTGGCGGCGTTCCGTTCTTCATGGCTACTCAAGAGTTGGATGTAACTGTTGGTACCACCGACGGCTCTATCACTACCACAAAGCCGCATGGTTTGGAAACTGGTGATTTCGTGTATTTCACCGCCAAAACCATGCCTACTGGTCTGTCCGCTAAGACTATTTACTACATCCGCACGGACGCTGCTACTCCGAAAACCAAATTCACAATCTTCAACACCCAAAAAGGTGCTGTTGAGAACATTGCCGCTGAACAGGTCAAACCGAGTGCTGCTGGCACTTCCGCTAAAATCATCAAAAACAACGTACTGGATTTAGGCGGCACTGTCGACTACACTCTGGATGACCTCAATGCGGTAATGGAAATGGCGTACAACCGCGGCGGCAATCCTACCCATGCGTTCATGTCCCCTGCTAAGAAACGTGCTTTCAGCCAACTGGTAATCGCACAGGCTACTTCTTACCGCGATATGGCGAAGAAGAACAAGCTGAATCTTGTTGCCGACGTTATCCAAACCGACTACGGCGTACTGACAGCCGAAGCACATCGTATGCTGCCGGACAGCCGAATCTACTGCATGGATATGGGCTACTGGGGTATCAAGTGGTTTGAACACACCCACGACGTACCCATTCCGAAGAAAGGCTCTTATGATGAGCGTATGCTGGAATCTTGGCTGGGCCTCAAATGCGCAGCTCCGAAGGCTTCCGCTGCAATCATCGGTATCAAGCGCTAATCTAACCTAGTCGATTTCGACCACTTTAACCGCCTCGATTTCGGGGCGGTTATTTAACATGCTGGCGTAGCACAACAGGCAGTGCAGAGCTTTCGTAAAGCTAAGGTTGCAGGTTCAACTCCTGTCGCCAGCTCCAACTAAAATACGGAGGGCGAAACAATGCTAGTAGACCAAAAAGTATATATTGACGGCGAGAAAAAAATTCACGTTGTCAACAAATTTGACCATAGCGTAGCTGCTGAGGTAGCTCGCATGACTGAGCGCGAAGGCGGCGGCAGAGCGGTAGGCAAGGATGGTTTCGAGGTTAGGGTTATGGGCTATATCCCGCCCGAAATGTGGAACTATGACCCGTGGCTTGTTACTGCTAAAAGAGCTTTGGCTGCCGGAGATAACGGCGAGTACACAAAGTATGTGCAGAAGTTTTTCGAGGTGCATCGCGAGTATGCTCCGTTGATTCCTAAGAAATATTTTTGAGGTGAAACAACATGGCAATCGAGGTTTCCAAACTAATCCGTAAAATCCGTTTAAAGGCTATGGATTTTGACGAGATTAAATATAGTGATTATCAGATTATCAATGCTGTAAATGATGTTATTGAATACTTAAACGCATCTTATGCTTTGCGTAACAGTGATTTTCTGGAAAAGGCTAAGGAGTATCATCTTACCTCAGAACAAATGCAGAAGGGTGTAACTCTGCCTTACGATTTTATGACATTGGTAGGCTTAAACGATTTGCAATGCGGCAGACCACTTGCGGTAGTGCCATCCACCGAAACGCCGAAGTTTGATGAGTACAAAATTGTCGGGAGCAAGATTTACAGCGGCGTACCAGATTTTACTGTGCATTATCGCAAGCGACTTGAAGAAGTCGAGAGTGCTAATGATGAAATTGACTTGCCGATTGTTTTTGAATCACTGGTGCGTAATTTCGCCTTCGCTGCTCTGAGCAACAGCAGTGAAGAGATGCTGAGCGGCATCGAGGAAGCGGTTCAAAACATCGTGCCAATGCGCCGCTATTCTCATGCAAAGATTCGTATGCCGTTTATGGTATAGAAGGAGGACGTATGCTAGTTAAAGCAATTATTCAAGACATTCGCAATCGCATTAACGATAAAGAAGGCGTTGGCGATTTTGACGATGACGAAATTGTCAGCTACATCAATCAAGCCATAAACTACATCGGACTTTACTTTGTTGGTTCCGGCAACCCTATCGCCATCAAGGACGTTGTAATTAGAAACGGCGATACGTTGCCAAATGATTATATTAAAACGTGTGGTATTTTGCCCATCAAGATTACTGGGAAAACAATTAAGTTTCTCGATACCGGTGTCAAAGATTACACCATGAAGTATTTTTATAAAGCGCCCAATATTACTGGTGCAGAGAACGAAGAAATGCCTTACGACGACACAGTAACAAACAACGTCATTGTAACTTTGACTGTGATTCTGCTTATGAATCAGCAGCGACTGAATGTGTCTCAAGACCAAGGTTTGAACAGTTCTTTGATGGATATTATAGAATCAGCATACAGTGCGAGAGCGTAGTTTAGGCGGTGAAGGATATGGCTGATAAAGAAAACAACAACGCGCTTGACGAGGCGCAAATAAAACAAATATTGACCAATATCCCCAACAACGTCAGCGGTGACGGCAAAGTATTTGTGGCTGCGTTGAAAAACTATCTCGTTAAATCTGGTTTGCTGACGAATAAAAAAATCGACGACAGCACATCCGAAACAGGCGAAAAACCCGGACACGTCAGCAGCGTACAGTTATTGGAGCTACATTCAATCAATGACGGCGTTCGCATCAACTCTATACAGGTGTCATGGGTAAAGACTACTGTAACCAACTATGCTAAAGCCGAAGTATGGTTTCGCACGGCTACGGATAAGGCATGGGAGAAGGCAGGAGAGAGCAGCGGCACACAGTTTGTTTACAGCGGCGCTACAACAGGTTTGACGTACTATATCAAGGTAGTAGCGGTAAACACCAAGGGCAACACAGCCGACTTTGACACAGCTCCGCAAGCGAGCATTAAAATACAGGGCAGTCAGTATATACCTAATCCGCCGACGCAGTTTGTGCTGACGTGGGACGAGAAAGGCCCGCTGTGGAAGTGGCTGTTTGAACCTAACGAATACATAGACTTCTTTGAATTGAGGTTAGACCAGAACCCCGGTGTTTGGAATGACAAGAGATTGGACTCCACACGAAAAACGAGGAGCAGGGCTAATCCCGGTGTCAGAAGCGGCACCGCCTATCTATACATCCGAAATATTTTTGGAGAGTATAGTGAACCTGCTGTGCATGAGTTTAACAAGGCTATGCCGCAGAAGCCTACTGCACCGCAGCTTACAAGCACGATTGACGGTGTGCGTATCAAAATGCAAGGCTTGCCTTTGGGTGCAACAGGCTACAAGATTCACATCAAGACCAAGGACAGCCAAGAAACTGTTGAGGATGATTTCTTCACAGTCAACAGTGAGTACATTTACTTCTTCTTCATCGGCCATATCACAGTCAAGTATTGTTTTGTTGACCCGCTGGGTGACGGCGAATGGAGCGATACGAGCGAAGCGGACTGCAAAGCTGGCATTGATATAGGGCAAGTACCGACCATTGACTATACAAAATTTGACAAGTTCACGCAGGACGCTATCGACAAGGCTAACAATCAGCCTAGCATCAACGATGCACTGAAAAAGCTGATTACTGATAATACCACGGCTATCAACGAGGCTAACAAGCTGATTGACGCTAATGCAAATGGTATACATCAGAACACTGACAGTATTTCAAGCGTTATGACTAAAGTAAATGGCTTGAACGAGAAAGTAGAGGGCATAGAGGGTACAGTAACCACACAGGGTACTGCTATCGTGCAGACTGCTGCTGATATTACGGCACTAGCCAAAAGAGTAACAGTCAACGAGGGTACAATCAGTACCAACACTTCTTCTATTCAGCAGAACGCTGACTCTATCACAAGCGTAGTTAAGCGTGTAGACGATGCAGAGGGTACATTAAAAACCCACGGCACGGCTATTCAACAGAACGCCAACAGCATATCTACAATCGCTATGGATGTTAAAGGTAACGCTTCTGCTATCGAGCAGAACGCCAAGAGCATTACTGCTATTGTAGAGGATGTGAAAGGAAACAGGGCATCAATTCAAGCCAACGCTGATAACATTACCAGCATCGTTACAAAGGTTGATAAGCAAGGCTCAACGATTGATAAGCAAGGCTCAGCAATCGTACAGAACGCTAATAGTATTACAAGCGTGGTTACGGAACTGAACAAAAAACCTGCCGACTGCAATTACTCATCTATCAACCAACTGCAAGACGATATACTGCTTTGCGTCAAAAAAGACGGCGTTATCAATGCTATCAATGTATCTACCGAAGGCATTGTAATCGACGGCAACAAAGTGCATATCACAGGCGATACAGTGTTTGACAAAAATGTTATCGTAGGCGGCATGATAGCCGCTGACAGTATCGCGCTGGAGCATTTAAAGGCTAACTCCGTATCGTCTGCAAAGATACAGGCTAACGCCATCACGTCGACTAAAATTGCCGCAGGAGCAGTAACCGCTGACAAAATTGAAGCAGGAGCTATTACTGCAGAAAAACTTGCCGCTGACAGTGTAACTTCTGATGCTATACAGGCAGGAAGTGTTATTGGTGATAAGATAGCGGCGAATACGATAACAGGCAAGCACTTTGCGGCAGCCAACATCGACTTGACAGGAGCTTTGACGATTACAGGCGGTAACGTCAAACTGAGCCAAGAGGGATTGAGATTAAGCAGTAACGACGGCTCATATACCTTGTTTAATCAAGAGGGCATTAACTATATTGATGCTCACGGCATTACATATGCACAGGTTAAAAAGATGATTATCGGTAAGGCGTATGATGGGCAGTACATTAGATTCGCTGCTCCGTGGCCTACACCTCCGAGCGTTTTAATGGCACCGATGACAATTAAAATCAACGATGAGAGCTATCCTGCTGCTACGTTTTACCTTGTATGCGAAGCAACAGACGTTACTGTAAACGGCTTTAAGGTCAACAACTATTTGCGATTGGACGAAGGCTCATACGGCGTAAATAACGATGAGCGCACAGATAATACTAGCGTTTACAATGTGCTGAAAATGGAACAGTATTGGTACGGACACTATAGGTACTCTTATGATTTTGAAGTATCGAGCGACGTAATGGATGTAACTTTCCCGGAAACAGCGAATTATATTGAACTTAGCGTTATTTTAGATATAAAAAATCCTTTTAGTGGGCTGGATTCCAGCGAAGATGCTGGCCCCAACGACTATCGGAACGAAAGCATTTGGGTTCGTTACGAAGGTGCCAATAGCGGTTATACGGGTTACGATAACGGCAAGAGAACAGTAACTGTGCAATTGCTTGTTGGCGAGCAAAAACTGTCAGAAACTACTTTTACTGTTACGAGTGCCTTACCGAGTGAAAAAAAGAATCTTTTACTGTCTGGCAGATTTACAGCTGGGCAGACGAGAGCGTTTGTAAGAATTATATGGAACATGGAACTGACCACCAACGAACACGGCTCGTGGGAAACTTTATATAACGGCAGAAATGATATAGCTAGAGCTTGTTGCGCCGCAAGTGTTACAAAGGCTTATCACAAATATTCTGCCACAACCTCTAAAATAGCTAGAGGATATGCAATGTTCCTTGTAACCGACGGCAGTACCAACGTTTACACAGCAGAAGTGACTGTTCAAGTGTTGATTAACTATGACGGCAAACCGTTGGCAGCAACGACAATAACAGTCGACGGCATTGAACGTACTACTGACCTAAACGGACTAATCGAACTGAGCGGCAATGGCTCCAAAGAGCATATATTCGTTTACGGCACTGCTCCGACTACTAAAGCGGTAGTCAACTACACCGATGGCGTTGTAACTACGGTTGAGATTCGGCCCGCTAGTATTACTTGTTATCTGCGTGTGCTGTATGACGACAAAGCGGTGGCAAATGATACAGTTACAGTCAACGGCGAAGCAAAGACGACTGATGCTGATGGCAAAATTGCAATCGGCGGCATTGATAAGCATACAGGCGATTATGTTGTAGCTTATGGCAATGACAGCACTAAAGTAACCGTAACTTATGTTGCTGACGGTGTAACTAATGTGGCATTGTATAGCATCGTCGAGGGCAGCAAGGTGTTTACTACTAAAGACAACGGTACGGAAACATTTACTGTTCCCGCTGGTATCACCAAATTACTGCTCACGGCAACAGTAAATGATGCTGACGTTCCTGCGGGAGAGGATGCATACTACAGTTGCAGCGTAACCAATACTGCAAATAATACAGTATGGGGATATGGCGAGGCGAACAGTTTCGTAGAAGATGAAGGTGAAACCGAACACACCGATATGCGTAGTGTTGTAGAAGTAACTCCGCGCAAAGAGTACACGCTGAAATTCCTGGGTGCAACAGACTATGATACTGTTGATGGCATTAAATTTGAGTGGGGTAAAACAATAAACGCTATGACGGCGGATGTTGTCGACAAATAAGCGAGGTGAAACAATGCAGATAGAATTTGAAATTGACGGTATGCGGCTTACAAGAACGTCAGACGCATACGTAACAGAGGGAAGCAAGGACTTCGTACAGTTGCTGTTCACGTTCTCCGACGATTGGGACGGCATCGACAAATATGCACTGTTTGCAAGGGACAACAAAACCTATGAAGTTGCTATTGTAGACGGCAAATGTATCGTTCCCTACGAATGTGCGAGAACATCTGGACAGTTTCAACTTACAGTAGTAGGCAAGGAAACCGCAGGAGATGTTATTGCAACAACGAGTGACAAGGCGGTGCGGGTCAGTAGCAACGAGTTTGAAGAAAACCCAACAGGCTCAGAAACAAGACTGACTAATACATTTCTTGTCGATACGTTGGCAAGCGTAAAGGATTACGCCGACAAAGCGAAAGAGTACGCAGACAAGGCGGCAAGCGTAGGCATTGAGATTGACAAGGCTGTTGAAAGCGCACAGAACGCCGCTACAAGCGAGAAAGCCGCCAAAGGTTACGCTGATAAGGCTAAAGAATATAGCGAGAACGTCAACGTCTTTATCCCGTCCGTAGATGCTGACGGCGTAATGACGTGGACGAACAAAGCTGGGCTTGCCAATCCTGCTCCGGTAAGCGTAAAAGGTGAGCGTGGCGAAAAGGGTGATAAGGGCGATGCTTTTAAATACACTGATTTCACCGCGTCGCAGCTTGCCGCTTTAAAAGGCCCTAAAGGTGATACAGGTAACACAGGCCCGCGAGGTGAGCAAGGCCCTAAAGGTGACACAGGTTTACAAGGCCCACAAGGCGAACGCGGCCTACGTGGCGAGCGAGGTGCGACAGGCCCGCAAGGCGAGAGAGGCCCGCAGGGAGCGACAGGCCCGCAAGGCCCGAAGGGAGAAAAAGGCGAGCAAGGCACAGGTGTTACCATTAAAGGCAAATATAATTCGTTGTCTGCTCTAATGGCTGCGCATCCAAAAGGCAACGAGGGCGACGCTTACATGGTTGGCGTTAACCTCTATGCGTGGTCTGGCACAGAATGGATTGACTGCGGCAACATTCAAGGCCCGAAGGGTGATAAAGGTGACACAGGCCCGCAAGGCTTACGTGGCATCCAAGGCGAGAAGGGCGCAACAGGCCCACAAGGCGAGAGAGGCCCACAGGGTATCCAAGGTGCGACAGGTGCAGCGGGTACGGCAGCAACCATCAAAGTCGGCACTGTTACCACGGGTGCGGCAGGAACAGCGGCAACAGTTACCAACAGCGGTACTGCATCGGCGGCGGTGCTTGACTTCACCATTCCGCAAGGTGCGAAAGGTGACAAAGGCGAACAGGGTACAGGAAGCACTGTTAATGTAGAGGTTGCTACGAACAGCGAGATTGACAATGCGCTTGCGTTAGCAGGTACAGGCACAATCCCCAGCGGCGATAGCGTTACAGTAAAAACGCTTACTGTAACCGACACATTGAACATTCCCGGTGGCACAATTTGGGTGGCTTAAATGAGTATTTTATCTCAGAAATTATACATAAAAAAAGGCAGCTCGACGGCTGCCTGCAATATTTACTCTACGGCTGCGGAAGCAGGTGACAAAGCGTTAAGAGTCGGTAACGGCTATGTTGCTTTAAAAGACGTTACTGATGCAAACGCTACGGCTGGACGTGTCAGCATAGGCGGCGTGATGTATGCAATTGCTACACAGCACACAGCGGCTGTCAGCGTGCCGTACACCGAAAAATATTGGACTGATGCTGGCGATTATACGTTTACTGTCCCTAGCGGCGTATCTCGTATGCGTGTCGCTGTATGCGGCGGCGGCGCTGGCAAAGGCTCTTTAACAGGCAACGGCAAAGACGGCGGCAATACGTCAGCGTTCGGCGTTACCGCAACAGGTGGTTATGGAGCTGGCGTTGCATGGAGCAAAGGTGACGGTGGCACTCCTAACGGTCATGCTTCTAGCGGTAACAGCATAACAGACGGCTTTTTGATGTCATTTGATATAAACAAGGGTACATACGGCAGAGGTGAACAATATGGTGGCTCTGGCGGCTATGACTCGCAGTATGTCAGCGTTACCGCTGGACAAAGCTATGCTATAACTGTAGGCGGTGCTGGCGGTACAAACGGTACAGGCGGTTTTGTTCTGATAGCCTACGGAGGTGATATTTGATATGGCTAAATTGGTAGATTTGGACGGCCTTGCTTATTTTTATAGCAAGGTCAAAGCTATGCTTGCTGAAAAACTGGGCAAAAATGACACGGCGGCAAATGCTGCCAAGGTAAACGGACTGACCGTGGAAACGGCCGTACCTAAAAACGCTAAATTTACGGATACGATTTACGAGCATCCGTCAACGCACCCGGCAAGCATGATTACAGGCCTTGCGGCGGTAGCTAAAAGCGGTAGTTATAATGACCTTGCGGACAAACCGACAATACCAGCGTCGGCTACGGTGGATAGCGAACTGTCATCTACATCGGTTAACCCAGTACAAAACAAGGTTATAAACGCTGCACTCAACAGTAAGGCAGACAGCAGTGCATTGAGTGCGTATCTGCCGTTGAGCGGTGGGGCGTGTACAGGCAGTGTGAGCGCACCTAATTTTCAGACGGGAGCAGACGCAACAAATTATTTCCAATGCAGAAAATTTAGGGGCGAAGGTGACGCCAACACCTATTATCATGCCGTTGATTTTGGCTATAGCGGTCATGACAGTGTAGATTTCTACGAATACGACCCCAATTGGCGTTTTTATAAATGTACATCTGGCACTAAGTCAAGTGCAGTTTTAGTCGGCAATATCAACGGAAACGGATGGAATGGTGGAGCACGTCTGACAGGCGCACCGACAGCACCTACTGCGACAGCCGGAACAAATAACACGCAGATAGCGACAACGGCGTTTGTACAGGCAGCTGTTAGCGGCAAAGCTAACAGCTCAGACCTTGCTGGTTTTGTCACGACATCTGGGCAAAACACATGGCGGGCGCAGCAGACTTTCAACCTTGCGACGTTAGGATATGAGCAATATACTACGCCGTACAGCAGCACCAATTCCGCAAGCCCATCTACGTCAGCCGCATCTTATTATGCAACTGGAGCGTTTACTCTTAACCTTGCGACGTTATCAGCACTGCTCGGTAGCAATCAGTCAACAGTGTTTACGGCTCACATCACTGCCAGCGGTGATTATGCGCTGTCCATCACCAACGGCGGCACAATTAAATATATCGGTGAGGCCACAGATGTAGCTATAACCAGCGCAGGCCTGCTGCTCAACATCCTTATGACAAAGGACAGCAATAGCAACTTGACCAGCATCGTACAGGCTAACAAGCTGACATGAGGTGACAATCATGGTACTTAACAGGATGATGTTTGTTAAACGGTCTGTCAGCGGCGGCAACATACCTGAGAATGTGTTTGTAATGACCATGGGACAGCAGAGCGGTCAGTACGGGTATAGTCGCAATAGCGGAAATTATGGCGAGGTTACAGGTAATGTTACGCATGATGGCAGAGCGGTAACATTGGTAATATTATCTTATTATGGTGGTTGGCTTGATGTGGCTTTTAAAGAAGAAGGCGTAACGAGTGGTAGTCGTAATATTGCGTTAAATATCACGCCTATGGAAACAGGTGTTACTGTACCCCTTGCTGTTGGTAAAATATCATATCAAAGTGCTGCAACAGGCTTTTATACCTACGTGCAACGTGTGCCGTCCAGTATCTCTAGCATGTTTACCGCTGCTAATGTGGGCAAGAAATTTAAAGTAGAAATTGTGTTTAACTAAGGCGGTGATTTAATGCAAACAACTTATACATACAAAGAGCAGACCTACTCTAATTTATATGAGCTTTCCGAAGCGTTAGGCAAAGACGGCGTGTTTATCCCATTGTCAATCGGTGACGAGGCTTTAACAGAATTAGGTGTAACTGTTACACATGAGGAAGAACCTATTGAAAACGTAAAACAGCGTAAAATCTTGATGCTAAAGCGTCAGCGTGACACCGCCGAAGTCGAGCCAATCGAATACAACGGTCATAGCTTCGACTATGACGACAAAGCGAGAGACCGCATCAATGCAGCTATCATTGCCTTATCGTTGCAAGGCGAGGGCGCCAGCATTGATTGGACTACGGCAGATAATGCCGATACGCCAGTAACGGCTAACGATTTAAAGATGGTTATCGCCGCTGTTGCGGTGCGTAGCAATGCTTTGCATACTGCCTACCGTGCAGCAAAAGAAAAAGTAGAAGCGGCACAGAACAAGGCTGATATTGAGAAGATTACAATGTAGGTGAGATTATGCCGATAGAAAGAGAACCGCAGAGCGTATCGTGTTGCCTAAGCAGTTTAGTGGGCGGCATGAACGCTTCTGTACCAGACAACATGATAGATGAAAACGAAGCCGTCCTGCTTGAAAACTATATGTTTGAGCAGGGCGTTTTGCGTACAAGGTGCGGTTATTCCGAGCCTCTTATCGACATTGGTGAGCCAGTGGATAAAATTTGGTATGACCAAAGCACGGATGGCTTTCTGCTGTTTGGCAAAGCACCAGCAAAGGGAACGGCCAACGCTTATTACGGCTATGTCAAAGAACCGCCGAAGCAGATTGGCAAACTGACAGGCGAAGAGCGCCCTGTCTGCCAGCGGTTCGGAGCCAAAGTCACCATAGGCAGCGGTGATAAGCTACAATACTATGATTACGAGAACAACTTGACTACCGTTGAAGGCAGTTTCCTTTGCGACAATTTATGGGTGCGCGACAGCAGATTGGGTACGTCCAAACGCGGTGATGACAACTTCCATTACAGCAGCACTGGCGACTGCACTTCCGACGAGGCATGGAAGGAGGACACTAACGTGGCGAGCCAAGCCCAATGGTATGGCATAGGCGAGCTTGACGGTGGCGACATTATCACTACGCTGCCTCTCTCCGGTGACTTGATTGTATTCAAGACCAATGATTTGGGTTATCAGATAAGCGGCACCGTACCAGACTTACAGAGCCAGCAGATTCTGAACAACACCCACGCGCAAGATGACAGAGAATCATTCGCTTTGCTGGGCAATACCATTGTGTTTGCGACGGATTTAGGCATCCGCAGCTTGCAGACAACAACAACTTACGGCAACTTCGATACAACCGAAGTTGCGTATAAGATAAACAGGTTGCTGCAAAAAGAGTGCTACAAGCCAAGAATCTGGAACATGTTGACTATGAAGCAGCTCTGGATACGCCCTAACGCCAAGGACGAAAAGACCTTTTATATATATCAGTATGATACTGGTGCAGCGTACAAATACACCTTCCACGATGATATTCACGACGTTGCGCAGACAGATAGTGGCATCATGCTGGCTACCGACAAGGGTGTCTGCCGCATGAATGACGAGTATACGACCGACAACGGAGAGCCGATACACAGCAAAATTATCTCAAAAATGTATATCACTCCCAACCGCATCATCACCAGATACTTTGATATTTTTGTTGAGGGCAGAGAAGGTGATGAGAGTGGCAAAATTCACGTACAGGTTGCCGACCGTGGCTTTGATTACAGTTTGACAACCAAGCGCAGAGTGAAGCATTTTTATAATTCTTTGCGGGCCATGCAGGTTATCGTGACCAGCACATCGCCGCACAGAATAAACAATTTCTGCTTGTATGGTATCGACGAGTAATTGGAACAGGAAGGCGGTAATGTAATATGAAGGCTAAAAGCCTTAAAGAATGGATTGAAATTTATGAAGCCAAAACAGGCGATAGCTTTGATTTATTACCGGGCTATCGCCTTTTGTATATGCCGGAAAGAGGTTTTGCGAGCATGAAGCCCGACTTTGAAGGCAAAATGATGATTATTTACCAAGTATGCGGCGACGCTAAATTTTGGCGTGATTATGCTGAACTCGTAAGCTGCACGGCTGGTTTTGAGTGTGTAGCCAGCATTTGCACCAGACACATCGAACCGTACATCCGCGGCTTTGGTTGGGAAACAATCGAAAAGGAAGATGTTGACGGACGCTTCCGCTATTGGTGCCAAGACAGCATCGGCAGATTGATTGTCATCACGCACAAGCATAATGACGAAAAGACGGGCGAGCCAGTTTATTGGGTAACTCATTATTTTAACACCAAGGCAACCAGCCCGCTAATCGAAAAAATGAAAGAAAAATTACGGGAAGAAGGTGCACTTAATGGGTAAAAAAGGTGGCAGCTCGACAACTGTACAATCCTATAAACCGACAGAGCAGGAAATTCGACTGCAAAAAGCGGCGGCCGACTACTCCGAAGCCATTGCACCTAACGCGCTGTGGTTGAACGGTGTAGCGAGAGGCTTGCTGCAAGATAGCTTAGGTACAATTCAAGTTGACTACAACCAACTGTTGAGTAATGCAAACCAGCAGACTGCTGCGGCACAACAGGGTGTGGCTAATCTGACGCAAGGCATTTTGCCGTCTGCATACCAGCAGAACATGGAAAATGCTATCCGAAGCGGCGTAAACAATACTATGGGTAGTACTCTCAGTGGCTTAGGTGCTCGCGGCATCCTCAATAGCAGCGTGACAAATACAGCTCTGAACGATATTTCCAAGAATGCCGCCGATACTATGGCGCAGCAATACCAGAGCAACATTGATAAATTGAACGGCCTGTATGGTCAGCAGGCTTCTTTGGCTGGGCAGAATATTACTACTTCTGCTGCGGCACAAGAAGCAGCCCAGCAGCCAGCTCTGAACCTGTGGAACGCATCTCTGGGCCTGAATAGCGGTGGCACGTTGGGCGCATTGAATGCGATGAAGGGCACTGGCACCACAACCAGCACTACGAGTCAGAGTGGTGGTGGCGGTGTGCTTGGAAGTTTATTTAATGCTGGCTTAGGCATGGCGACAGGCTCCTATGGTTCACTGTGGTGTTTTGTCGGAGAAACGCCAATTGAAACAGATGCTGGAGCTAAAGCAATATGCGATGTCAGCGTCGGAGATAAGATTCTTACATACGACCATGTTCGTGACAGACAGTGTGTCGAGGAAGTTGTTGAAGTTATGGAGCCGCAAGATAGCGAAGTCTATATGGTTGTTTGCCAAGACGAGAAAGGCAATGTGCGTGATGTAATCACAACACTGACTCAGCCGCTGATGAAAGCAGACGGTACATGGCGCGATGTAGCAATGCTGAGAATTGGTGATAATTTAAAGAACGTCGGCAAAGTCAAAAGCGTCATCTTCAATGGCACGAGGAAGGTTTACGACATGAAACTGACGGGCAAGAATACATATTACGCCAATGGTTTTGTAGCCAAAGGCGCAACAAACGAATGGTAAGGAGCGTGATGTGAAATGAGTTTTGGTGCATATGGGATGAAGATGCAAGTACCTACCAATACCGATATTCCCATGACGAATGACCTTTGGTTCAACATCGGCTCTGTGCTCGGTCGATTTCTTGGAAGCGGATACGAAGAACGAGGTGCAAAAAAGAACGATGCTGCACTGCGCGCAAAACTGGATGAAATGACAGGGAGAGGGCCGTCACAGGGCGATTTGGGGCAAGCACAGCAAGGCGCCGTCGGCCCGCTGACGCAAGTTTCTGTAGGCGGCAACACAATAGAAAGCCCGCTTACCACAAACAACTCTGACGATTCTCAGCAAGGCGCCATCGGCCCTTCTATCGGCAAGTTCGCGCCTCTCACGGCCACTGTCGGCGGGCAGCAGTCGCAAGCAGAAAACTTTGCAGCACCTCAAACATCTGAAAGCATCGTAGGCTATAAACCGAATCAGCAAGGTTCTATTGGATTAACCCAAACGGTGCCGAGAGACTTGGCAGCGGAGAAAGCCGACTATGTGGCGGCTAAATATGCAAATAGCGCCAACCCGGAGGGAGATGCGCAACAGGTCGAAACTATGAGCCAGATGATTCAACAGAATCTGGCGAAAGCAAGGCTAAACAAAGTCCCCCTTACAGACGGCGATGCAATTAAAAACGAGCTGAGAAAAGTATTGGTCGAGAACGGCACACCCAGTTGGCAAATTGATAGCGCCTTGAAGCGCATACAACCAGATGTGGACGAGACTGTCAAAGAGGCGAGAAAAACAGTCTACGATGGCATGTTTGAGCAATTCTTAGGTGCAATCCAAGCTAAAAATTATGTAGCAGCTCAGATGATTGGTTCACGCATGGCGGAATACAACCCAGACGGTGCTAAGATTGCGATGGCCGGATTGCCTACCATGCAGAGCGAATATAATAACGAAGTGACCGACAAGCGCTTGGACAAGCAACATCTATACAAAGAAGCAGATATGAAGCTTGCTTCTGATTTGAGCTGGAATACCACCAAAAACGCCAAGATACTTGAACACAATTTGGCTTTCAATGATTTTGTAAAGAAAAACGCTTTCCAGATTAAAGCGGTAGCCGATGCCTACCAAATTCCTCTTAACGAAGCAGCCAAAATTGTTTACGGAGGCAAAAAAGGAGCTAACGCTAATGGCGGACCGACAAGCCAGCAAATCGAGACTGCAAAGTGGCTTGTTAAAGACGAAGCCGATTGGAACGAAAAATATCCAGATAAGCCATATCCGTACAAAGACAAAGTTAGAGCCGCCCGTAATCTTCTTGGCAGTGTTGTTACTGGTGGAGAACAATCACGTTCAGTGCCACAAAACATTAACGATTACGACGAGGTTCAAGACTGGCTTACTCAGTTAAAAGCTGCGGCTGGCGGCGAGTGGAGCGACGCGCAGTTAGCGCAGTTGGCTAGAAAGATGCTCGGCCAAAACAGCGGCTATCTGGAGCAAGCTTTGAAAGACCGCGGCTGGATATGATAAAAGGAGTGCGACCGAAACATGGATGACAAAAAACAAAAATACAATTTTAACTTCGGTTCACCTCAGCGTCCGATGTACGACTTTTCTTTTCTGCAAGATTTGAAGCCAGAATCTTTGGCTCCGAACAACAATGATGACGACAATATTCTTCAAGCTGCTGGCTACGGCCTGCTGAGCGCTGCTGGCAATGTAATTCGCGCTGGCGGCAATTTGCTCAACTACTACGGCAAACCAGCTTATATAACAGAAGAAGAATGGGATAAACAAATGCAAGCCGATGGTGGTCTGGGCGCTTGGACGAACAGAACCAACAAAAGCATTGAAAAGTTTGGCGAAGATGTTGAGAAAAAATACGCGCGCAACTACAGCGACCCCTTGGGTGCAAACTCTGTAGCCGCTGCTGTAGCTAGTATGGCTCCCTACGCTATCGCACTTGGCATAACCGCGAGAGCTGGTGCTCCAACAGCAGCCGAAAAGTTTGCCGCAGAGCAAGGCGCTGCGGCAATCGTAAGAAAAGGTGCGCCGTTCTTGAGCAAGATAGCAGGAAAATACGGTGAAAGCGTAGCAGAGTCCGCACCAAAATATCTTGCACCTGTTTTGGCCAACATCTCTCTCGGTCAAAAGCAAGCGCTCCCGGAGGCAATGCTGGAGAGCGTCACCAGTGGCAAGCTCGATTACATAGAAAAAGCTAAGCAGAATGGCACATACGTCCCCGGAAAAACAGAAGTGGAGGCGGAGCGCGTAGCAAAAGGTGTTCTGGCCGACAACTTGATGTTTATTACAACCACCGACACCTTGCAGGATGCACTGATTGCGGCCACCGGCAAAACCAAAGTTGGCACATTGCTCAAATTTTTGACAAGCATGGGTGTTAACTCTGCGCAGGAAGTCGGTCAGCAGATTATCCCCAAAATAGAAGCTGGCGAATCTTGGTCGTTCAGTGACCCGGATGTTGTCCTTTCCGCTATCGCTGGCGCTATTGGCGCTGGCATCCCACACGCAGCCGCTGGCGCTTACGGCAAGGTGTTCGGTTCGTCAGATGTGGATGATACACTGGGCACCATAAACACCAATACAGATGACAACGGAATGGAACAAACCACTGCGCCGCAAACAGATGAGTTTGAATCTCTGGTAAATGCTATAGGAGGTCAAGAGAGCGAGGGCAGCGGTGGCTATAATGCCAAGAATGGCCGTACAGGTGCAAGTGGCAAGTACCAGATTATGCCGGATAACTGGCCTAGCTGGGCAGAAGAAGCTGGCTTGTCAGCCGATGCTCCCATGACACCAGAAAACCAAGAAATAGTTGCACGGCATAAGCTCAGAGAATACTATGACAAGTACGGCGCACGTGGCGCAGCTATCGCATGGTACGGCGGCGAAGGCGCATTGAACTACAGTGACGAGGCGCTTAACCGCAAGCAAGGAAACGGCAACGAGCCTTCTATAAACGAATACGCCAACGATGTTATGTCGCGTATGGGCAAGTCTAGCACTGGCAATATGGCGACAACTGCCCCTAAATACAAAGAAGCTAAAAGCTTCTTGGAGCAGTATCTTGAATCTGAGGCGCAAGCCGGAGACGAGTACAATAAAGTAGCAGACTTGATTGACACTGGCTCAAACGAGGATGTTATTGCGAAGGCCATTGAACTTGGCTACGGCAAGGACGCCGAGCAACAACAGCAACAACAGCAACAACCCCAAGGTTCAGAACCAGTATCTAATGTCGAAAAACCGCCTGTTGAGCAACCGCCAGAACAGACCGCAGAACAACCCACAGAGCAGCCAACAGTTACTCCTGCGACAACTCCAGAGGGACAGGTCCAAACAGCAATCAACGCTGTAAATTCGGCTGTTGACAAGGTGGTTAACGGACCTTCTAACTCAGCAACCACAACCAACACAACCAACACAGCTCAGCCGTCTCAAAGCGTCGACACTATCACCCCGAATGTCGGCCCCAAACTGACCGTTGCTAAAGACCCAAAGACAGAAAACAAAATCATAAATTTGCGCAAGTCTCTGAACAATCTAGCTGACAGCAAAGGCAACAAAAAAGTTACTTTAACTGATGATGAGGCTGCAAAGGTAAAAGAAGCGGCAGGTAGCGACGACCTTGACACATTGATTGAAGCCGGTAAAAAATACGGCTATCGTATCGGTAAGGATATTATCGACGAAGCCAAACGCCGCGCAGACGACCGTCGTAACAGGCTTGTCGGAGACGAGTGGACTAATGCAGAATTAGACCATACAACTAAATCCTTAAAGGGCAATTTAAAGAGTCGCTATGTTCACAAGGATACCGGAAACTTAAACTGGGAAAGCATGAAGGGTTCCAAGAAAGTACAGGATGTTTTGAAAAACTCAGAATACGATGGCATTGGAACCAAAGCGGCTCAAGGCGATGCCGAGGCCAGAGAAAAATTAAATAACCTTCACCCGTTAGAAAAACTTGCATTGTTAGACCGTGCTAAAAAAGCAAAAGAGGGAAAAGGGCAGGATGTGGCGGTGCCGAAACCCATCGTTCCGAACAAAAGCGGAGATGACTCTAACAGTGCCGGAAACAACGCGCAGCCACCGACAGATGAAAGCGGTGGAGGCAAACCTAAAGCAAAGCAAGACGACAAAAACACTGTTAAAGCATCTGAGCGTGACGAGGATGGCTGGCCGCTTGAAATAGGCAGCTTTAAGCAGGTTGGCGACGCAAGCGACTCGGAAGTCAGCGAATACAACAGCAACGCGCACGAGGAAGATGGCAAACCAGACCGTGTTACTGTTGAGCGCATTACTGATAAAGAATACGAGATTACTTTCAATAAGGGCGGCAAGGACGGGAGCTTTGAAGCAAGCTCTATGGAAGCAGTCGAAGATATTGTCGCAAATGTCGACGGCACGAAAATCGAGCGCAATCAGAATACGCCCAGTGAAGAAGGCGGCGAGCAGCCCAGCAGCAAGGGTGAAGAACACAGCGACAAGGGTAAAGAACCCAGCGACAAGGGTGACAAACCTAGTAACGAAGGCGAAAACCCAAGCGAAGAACCTAGCGAGCAACCCAGCAATGAACCCAGTGAGCAGCCTAGCGACAAGGGCGAGCAGCCCAGTGATAAAGGCGATGAACCCAGCGACAAGGGCGAAGAACCAATCCCGCAATTTTTCCAATCCATGATAGATAATGGATTTGTCACCGCTGATGAGCTGCAGGAGTGGAACAGCTTCTTTAAGGGCGAAAAAGGTGAAGAAAACGCAACGGACGCAGAAGGCGACGATGGCGAGATTGAAAATCTGGTAAACACCCAAACGCTTGAAAAAGAAGCGGAGGCAGCTACCGAAGCCGAAGATAAGCTGATGAAAATAATCGACCTTCTTGGTGAGGAAGAGCAGAAGCAGGTTAAAACTTATCTTACAAAGCACCCGACCGATAAAGAGTTTTTGCTCAGCCTGTTAGGGAAGCACCCAAAACTTTTATTCTCCGAGGTCTCAGATAAATCATCAAAGAGCGGCACAAGACTTATTTATTATGTTATCAGCGATGCCGACGACCTCGGACGCCCCACGAGAATTGCAAAGATGCTGAAACCGCTGTTCTTTAAACTTCAAGTTTTAGAGAATGGCAGTGATGTTATCGGAAGCCTCGACGAATACAACAAGGAACGCAAGAAAGTAGCAGACGCCGCAAGAAAAGAGATTCTTGGAATTAAAGACGAGGACGAAGAAGATGACAAATACAAAAACGAAATAACTATTGACGACTATGACGATTATATTGCAGAGATAGAAAAAGAAGAAGGTCGAGAGAACGCTAATGAAGCCGACGTTACGCTGTCCTCTGACGCTCCTATTGAAGGCGCCAAAGGCAAAGCACTTGCGCTGGATAATGGAACGCTGCTGATTGAAGATGACGGCAGCCCACTTACTTGGGACGCGCTTGTTCGCAAAATTGCGTTCCGAGACCTCCAATTGGAAGATAACAAAAACTTTGAAAAGCTCAGAAAAAAGTTTAAGTTGTCTGACGACGAGTTGGATATAGTCGAGAGCTATTACTACGAACTTTACGATAAGTTCCAAGGGCAAGTAAAAACAACAGCCCGCGGTGGTTATAAAGCGAAGAATAATGCAGCCATCGAGGCGATTTTGGCGGTTGAGAAAGTTCTTCCCTCGCTGAAAGACCCAGCTACAACCGAGGATGACGTGCCTCGCCGTACAGTAGAAATGCTGGAAAAAGAAAATCCGAATGTATCTGTTGAATCTATGGAACCGCAAAAAATTGTTGATGCGGCTCGCAGAGTCATTAGAGAAAAGAAAGTCGAAAAATACAGAGACCTTTTAGGGGAAACTGAAAAGCAAAAGAACGCCGTAAAAAAAGCGGAGGAAAATCTTGACGCAGCAGCTCAAAAACAAGGCGATGAACTTGGAGGTAATGAAGCTGTAAGCAAGGCAACCGAAAGCGTTGATAAGGCAGCCGAAGAACTCAAAAGCGCAAAAGAGAGTGGAAGTGCAGAAGAAGTCAAGAAAGCGGAAGCTAAGTTAAAAAAAGCTGAATCGAACTTGCAAAAAGCAACAACCGACGCGACTAAAGGCAGTTCTTCCGGGCTTAAAGTAGAAGCCGCAGAAAGAGCGCTTGATAAAGAAAAGCAAAAGCTCAATGAGTTGGAAATCGAAGTGAGTGCTCTCGAAAAAAGGCTGGTTAACGATGACGCAAGCGTTCAAGAGGCCTCGAAGAAAATCCCTGTTGCAAAAAGACGAGTTGCGGATGCAAAAAAAGCCGTGGCTGGCAGTAAAGAGGAAAATCTTGCAGATGCAAAAAAAGAACTCGAAAAAGCAGAGAACGCATTAAAGAAGGCGGAAGAAAAACTCGCAGACGCGCGTTCCAAAGTCCTTGACGAAATAAAAGGAAAGGAAAACGAGAAGCCTCAAGAGCAAACTGATGCTGTCGACACAGACGGTGTAGAAGGCAACATCAGCCAAGAAGATGTGGAAGCGGCTGCCGCGCTCGTGCAAGAATGGACTGAGAAGTTTTTTAAGGTAGAGGAAAGCGGTGAGAAGCCTAACACCCTAGCTTATTATGATGCGGGCATTTTTACAAAGCTGTTAGCTATCGGCGGGAAACAACTCGAAGAAAACTTTGTTAGAGCTAGAGCTAAATTTAACGCATGGCGAATGTCAGTTACCATGATTATAAGGGCGGGGTTAAACAAGGCTGTACAAGCTGGCAAAGTAGCCGCAGAGCGTGCGCAACGCGCTGTGCGATTTATTGACGGCACTATAAGAGCCGCTTGGGAATTTCTTAGCAACGTACCAGAGCAAATTTCTCTTAAAGCAGATGATGCAAAAATCTCAAGCTGGCAGCGAGCTTTGACTGTTGCTCGGCTTGTCGAAAATAATAATCTCAGTCCTAAACAGGCCAAGGAAATGCTTCAAAAGCAAAAGCCAGCACTGTACGAAGAAATCAAAGATTACTTCGATGCAGCACGTAAAGCCTTAAAAGCTTATCCTAGACAGGGCGACGAAAATATGGTAGACTTAGGACAAGATGAGAACGGAGGTGGCGGCGATGAGCCTATACGAACTACCAGAGAATCTAATCAAAGCAATAGTGGACGAGGGAATGAAAACGGCGTGGAAGGAGAGCCTGTCACTCCCGACGGAGACAGCCAGAACCCGAGCGAAGGCAATAATCCGCAAGCGGATAATGGAGAGCAGGGGATTGAGGGCGTTCCCGGAGGACGCGCAAATGGCGGCGAGAATGTTTCTGGAAGTGGGACCGCTGCTGGCGGAGCACGAGGCAATCAGCAAGGCGGCCAAAAAACACCCGATGCTTCGCAACGCGGCACCAGAGATTCTGGACAGAAGCGAAGCGAAGGCGCTGGCGGCAGCGGAGTTTCCATTCGCGACAAGCAGAGCCAAGGACTTTCTGGGAATACTTCTTTGGAGAATGAAAGGAACGGTCAATCCTCCGATGAAGCTACCGAAAGATTAAAACGACAACAACAAGTAAAAGATGATACGCCAATCAAGGCAGCGGATGAAGCTAACATAGCTGAAACGCTGCCTTTGTTGTATTCGGAACAGCACGAGGATATAAAGGCGATAGAAAAGCGCCTGTACTCCAACGACAAGCCGGGTATGCTGGTTGCAAACGGCACAGGCACTGGCAAGACATTAACTGCGCTTGGTGTTATCAAGCGCCAGATAATGAACGGCAAAAAGAAAATACTGATAATTGTCCCCAGCCAAGACATTGCCAACGACGCTTGGGTGAAGGACGGCAAGCTCTTGGGGTTGGATGAGTTCGCATATCTCGGCAACGGCAAGACCGTAGACGGCGTTCCAAACATAATCAGTTATTCCTCCTTAGCGACAAATAAGCACGTCCAAGAGGTAGACTGGGATTTGATTATCTGTGACGAGGCTCACCATATTGCGTCTGGTCAAAAAAGAACAGATGTCAACGGCAAGCCCGAGGAAATTGGCGTATACACGACTGCTTTCAGAGGTCTGTTTGGGCATAAGCAAGGCGGATTTAGCGGATACATGCGTATCAAGTACAGCGAATTGTACAAGCAACTTGACGGCCTGAAAGAAAAGAACGATTCGCTGAGTGAAAAAATAGCAAAGCTCAGCGAGGCAGCACGTGAGCGTGCTCTAACGCCGAAAGAGCAAGAGCGGTTGAATAAGTTTAAGGCTGAATCTCCTAAACTTGAAAACGAAATAAAGGCGTTGAGAGTGAAGCTCTACAAGATTGAAGAGAAAGAGCGTCCACTGTACGCTAAGCGAAAAAAAGACGCCAGCACCAAAACTCTACTGCTTTCCGCAACGCCGTTTGCTTATCCGCAGAACGCCTACTATGCAGAAGGATTGCTGTTTGATTACGCCGACAGCCGCTTTGGTGGAAGCTCCGGCGGCTTCTTAACCAAAGTATTCAGTTTCGTGGTCCAGAAAAGCGGCAAAATAGTCCCAGCAAAAGACAGATACGGCCAAGTGTTAGACACTACCACAAAAGAAATCGCCTTCCATGACAAGCTTGTAGAGGACGGCGCAATGGTCAATAGGCGATTGGTCGGAGACAAAGACTACAACAGACGTTTCATTAAGGTTAAAACAAACAATATAACCGAAAAACTAAAAGAAATAGCTCACGTAATGGGTGCTATCTCCGGCGCTGGTGGCGAGATTACCTTGTCGGAAAAAGGAAGGGTAGTAGAGGAAGCAAAAAAACGAGCAGCGGAAGATGCTCCAATTCCGAGCGGCAAGGGCAAAGAAGGTTCGTTTGCAGATTTATGGCTGTCCAGAATGAATATGGCGCTTGACTTTGTGTTGGAAACAGAAAAAGCGAGTGCTTCCGTGCCAGTAATCAAGTCTTATCTTTCCAGAGGAAAGAAGGTTGTACTGTACCACGACCTCAAAGAAAGCAAAATCACAAGACCGTTTAAACTGACGGATGCTGAGTACAAAAGAATGAACGCGGAGCAAAAGAAGCAGTACAATGCGTTCAAGAAAATGTTCCCGGAATACGCTGACTTAGACCTGTCCCAAGAGTTGTCTGCTATAAACATCATCAAAGAAGCCTTTGGTGATAAAGTTAGATTCGTTAACGGCAACGAATCGGATAGCAAAAGAAAGACGGCTGTAAAAGAGTTTAACGACGACAATAGCGGCGTTGATATTATTATGGTCACTTCTGCCGCTGGGCAAGAAGGTATTTCTCTGCACGACAAAACTGGCGCACACCCTAGAGTTCTAATCAACCTCGGACTGCCCGTAAGACCTACCGCGGCAATCCAGATTGAAGGCCGCATATACAGATACGGAGCGAAATCTGATGCTATGTTTAGGTATCTGATTACAGGCTCACCAGATGAGCAAAACGCCTTTTACGAAAAGATAGCAACTCGTTCCAAAACCGCAGAAAACATGGCTCTCGGCAGCGAAGCACGTGCGCTAGACATTGCGTTTCAAAACGGTTTCTTCTCCGCTGCTCACGACTTAGGGGGAAAGTTTGATTACACAACTGACGAGGAAAGCACGGGCGGCAAAGCATCTGATAGCCAATCCAGAGAGGCAGCGATGCAAGGTTTGCTTAACACTGCTGCTGCTTCTGACGATATTACCTTTAAAGCTGCTGTCAAGCGATTAGTTGACGCTGAACGCGAAAGTGAAATCGCAAGAAAACAGGAAGAAATTCTGACGGAAGATAACGAAAAGAAATTCTTAAAAACCTTGAAGGACGCTTTCCACGGCAGCAAGATTGCAACCGTAGCCGACGGTGTATACGTAGTTGAGCTTCCGAACGGTAACAACCTTTGGGTTGATACCAACACATCGCAAGCTGCTATCTTGGGTAAGATGACATATGAGCAGAAGAAGCAGATGCTGAGTGCGGCTGATATTAAATCATCTGGCTTTGTAATCCGCGGATATTATGGCAAAGAATCCGTTAACGAAGCGGGTGGCGAAGTGGTTGATGTAATCAGACTGACCGAGGCGGCAAATGACGCTACGGTTTATCACGAAGTCATGCACTTTGTTCACAGAACTTTACTGAAACCTTCTGAAATAGAGCATCTATATCGTTACTACAGATACAAGCTCAAGAAGCAAATGGGCGAAGCCGCTTTCAACAAGCTCACGGAAGAACAGGTCAGAAAGCGTTGTGAAGAAATGGAGTGCGACGACTACGCTGCATTTGTGCAAGAGGACAAACGCCCGAAGAATCTTGCAGAGCGAATCGTTTGGAAGATTCAAAAGTGGGTAGCTGGACTTGCCAAAAAGTTCGGTATAGATACCGATACGGGCATTTTTCTTTCCGTCAAGAGCGGTAAAATGTTTGGGCGTGAAGGTCGAGACAACAAAACTGGTCGCAAGTATCAAGCTGTTGGCGAAAAGGCGAAAACCGCTGACGTTGCAAAGCTTTCTAAAGCCGAAGAACTTGAAAGACAAGGCAAATCTCGCGAGGAAATCTTCGACGCTACTGGCTGGTGGAGAGGCAAGGACGGAAACTGGCGTTTCGAGATTAAGGACGACCCGGCGCTGATAAATTTCAGCGAATTTCAAAAGATAGACTTCGATGATGACAACGCGACAGACTATGTAGAGCTGGGTAAAATTTACAATAACGAGAAGCTTTTCGATGCGTACCCGCAGTTAAGAAAGGTCAAAGTTTACGACGAGGAACGCAACGACGAGTATGCCGGGGTGGCATACCTTGACAAAGGCTATCTAGTGCTTACTGGCATCAGAGACGCGTTGGCGATACCTAGAGATTACAGAAGTTGGTTCCGAAAAGCTTTGATGAAAAGCGTCAAGGCGGACAGGTCAAATGTTGACGAAATTGAAAAACTGCTGGGTGAGACAGATAAACTTGTAGACGAGGCTTATTTCGGAGATTATTTTGCTGCCAAAAAACGGGCCATGGAATTAGCAGATAAACTTCCGGAACCTTTTTGGAAAGCATTCCCAGAGGAATATTTAGGCGACTCGGATTCCAATCTGTCAAAGATTGCCAAAGTGGTTCAGTGGACTAGAACGATGGGCATAATCGGAGAAACACAAACAGAGGACATTAGGGGAACCTTGCTGCATGAAATACAGCATTTTATTCAAAGTTACGAAGGCTTTTCCCCCGGCAGCAATGCAAAAAGCGTTCGCGAACAGGTAAATGCAAAGCTCGACAAAATGGGTTCGCCATTAAGTTTCTACCTGCTTCCCAAGGAACAGCGCAAAGCCTTGCAAAAAGAAAGGTCATACCTGAAAGGCAAACTGGGAGGCTTATCCGACTTTGAATTATACATGGATACGCACGGTGAGCAAGAGGCTAGAGCGGCAACAATCAGAGGCATGGGGGAAGGATATTGGGGCAAATATTATCAAGAAGCTCGCCAATATCCTTGGGAAAATATTGACGAGAACGAGAGTATAATTCTTCCGCCCAATCAAATTTTATCCTATTCTGCCAGCGAGCAACCTAACGGAGACTTGGCTTTCAAAGTGGAGGCGGTTGACGAAATCAATGGCAAAGCGATGCCGGATGACTTACGAGCCGTGGTTGCCGAAGCCAATCGTGAGGCAGATGAAGCTGGTGTTAAAGCTGGCGAAATCAAAACCAAAATCAACAAAATGACCGACCGTGCGAAAGATGCAGTTGGTGGCATCTTTGAGGCGACATTACGCAGCCCGAGCCGCCTTGCCGAAAAGAGTCCTGTGTTTAGAAGTTTCTATAACATCTACTCAAAAGCTCAAGAAACCCAAGAGAAGCTTCGCGCTAGGTGGAGAAAGCAATTCCAGACATTCGTTGGCATGTTAAAAGACAACCAGCAATTCGACGATTATTTAGACCTTTTGCAGTCTGGTGAGATGGAGCAAAAGGAGTATACGTTGAAAGAGCTGCAAGACGCTGGGTACGACAAGAATGTCGTCGAGGCTTACGTCCGCACACGCCAACTCATTCGCAATGTATGGAGTGCAGTAAACGACGCACACAGAGGTCTGACGCACGTTCGCGAAACCTTGAGTGCAAAAGAGTTCAAGACACTGATGAAGGAACCGTTTTTGGAGAATGTAGAAGTTCTTGTACCCGACAGTTCCAAGAAGGATTCTAATGCCAAAAAATGGGTGCCAGCATCAAAATTGGAAAAGGTTGTGAACGGTGTAGAGTACGAGGTGCGCTACGATAAACCCAGAGTTTACACAAGTTCTTCTAAAGAAGTCTTGACTCCAGAACAGTTAAAAGAACTGCAAAACAGTCCGTATGCTGTTGTGTCAGCAGTTGTTGAAAAGCACATTGGCGAGAACGGTCCTGTATATTACGAAGCCAAAGTGAAGCGCGTAGCTCCGCCAATTGGAAAAATCGCTGGCTATTTACCGCATATCTTTGAGCAGTGGATGGTTTTGGCAGAAACCAAAGACGGACTTGTGCCTGTCGGAAGCGGCAAGAATTTGAAAGAAGCCTATAAGGCAGCTCAATATTTGCAGCAAAACGGCGGTGAAAAAGTCAACCTCCAAATCGCGCCCAAGTTCTTCGACCCCAACAGATACTTGAGCGACGAAAACAATTCTGCTGGCGGCAAAAAATCTTCCCTTATTGTTAGCGACGCAGAGTATATCGCACTGCAAAGAGCCATTGTTGACAACTGTAAGATGAGCGTACCAGAAGCAAGAGATGCGTTGAAGGGTGTTGTTGGACGCACAAACCGTAACCGCTTCTTTGGCAATCTGCGCCACAGAAAAGGTAGAGTTGGTTACAACTCCAACGTCATCAATTCTTTGGACAGATATTTTACAATGTCGTCCAGATATTGCGCATTGCAGCCAGCGAAGCAGAAGTCGATAAAACTGTTCGAGAGAACCTTCGGACGTTGGGATAAAGAGTATGGCGGCAAAGAGGCGATGGCCAACATCATCAAACGCTATATTCGCCATAACAACGGCACTCCGAACTACCTCGAATCCATGATTAACAGCATGATTGCCAAAAACGATTGGCTGTTAAAGAATCTGAACGCTAACTACGGCGACAGATTGGGCGTAGCACTTGCCGGGAATATCAACGGATTTTTAAGCAAGAGCCTTTTAGGCTTCTTGAATGTATCGTCCGCCCTCGTCAATATGACGCAGTTGGTCAATACGATGGCGTTGATAGGCGTAGGGCACACAGCGCACGGCATGTCGGCGCTGAAAAATATGAGCCTTTCCGACAAAAAGATTTTGGCAGAGGTTGGTGTTCCCTACAACATCGGGCTTGATACTCCCAGCGGCTTCTCCAAACGAAGAAGTGCTATTGAAGGCAAACGCCAAGGTTTCGAGCGCTTACGCTCCATGGTCAGCAAGGCCGGAGACAAGGGTATGTATTTGTTCAAAAAGGCTGATGAGCTCACGAGGGCTGTGGCTGTTTTGGGTGCATACAACGAAGCGATAAAAGACAAGGGGATGAGCCACAAACAAGCTATAGCTTATGCTAGACGCATAAACCGCGAAGCCAACTTTGATTACGGCTCATCTGATGCTCCGGGCATCTATCAGATGCTTAGTGGAACAGTTGTCGGTGACTTGGCTCTGCTGTTCCAGAAATACCCCATGAAAGAATGGGAGCTGATGACGTCACTTATGCCGTACTTCGGTAAAGGGGCAAAAGCGCAGAAAGCAAGATTCTGGGCAACATACCTTCTTATGGCTGGCTTTGCTGGACTGCCCGGCGGAGATTGGCTGGACGAGTTCTTGGAAAAAATACTGGGATATAAGCCGTCTAGCGTTTTAAAAATGGAGTTGTTTAAAAACCTTGGAGATAACCCGGTTTCAAGAACGCTTGTATATGGCATCTTCTCTAATCTCGGTGTAGATATTTCCAGACGAGTTGGCATGTCTGGAATGTTCCCAGACAGCGATTCCTTGCTGGGGTATTTGACAGGTCCTGCGGGCAGCGTGATTCCCGGCAGTATTGCCAGCGCAATGTCTGGCGATTATATCAAGGCCATGAAAACAGTTAACCCAGCTATAGGCAATATCGCAGAGGCGCTACGCGGCTATAGCACTAACTCCAAAGGCCAAGTATCATACAAGTATGAAGGCACGGAAAAATACCTCAAGGGCATGGGGTTCAGACCAGTAGGCCAGAGCTTGGCAACAGACATGTCATCTGCGACATACGCTGAAAAAACACGTACTAAAGACAAAAAACAGAAACTGTTGATGGATGCCGCGAGAAAGCGCGCTGATGGCGAGAAACTTACCACGGCAGAGATGACAGAGCTTAGAAAAAACGGCATAACAGGCGCGCAACTAAAAAAGGCCGTTGGAGATTTAACATTAACAACTGCTGAGCGCACGCAGAAATATATGTCGAAACAACAGAAAAAAGATTTTGCTGATGTGCCCACATTGGGCAAATAAAGTCGGGGGAGCCGTTACCTAGGAACGGCTGTATATAAAAAGAGCCACTGCTTGCGCGGTGGCTCAAACTATTTTCTGAGAGGTGAAAAATGGACTTAGAGTTACTGAGCTTTTTGATTAGCGGGCTGGCGTTTGCGGGGGCTTGGCTGATTGTTCAACCGCAGAGAGTTGAGAACGATGCACTGCATCAGAGCATTGACAACAACACACTTGCGGTGAAAGAACTGACCAAGGTTATAAACGACATTCGTGTAGCACAGGCCACTACCGAGGAACAGTTAAATTCCTTATTGCTGCGCTATCAAGAGGTTAAAAGAGAGGTCGACGACGTTCGCAAGTGCTGCTGTTCCAAAGGTGCTGATGACTGATGTTCAGCAAGTTCAAGGACTATCTCGGAAAATACATTGAGGTAGCAAAGAACAAAGTCAGCGATATGCAGTCGCCTATTAAATGGATGATAACGTCGTACTTCGCTTTGGTGGTACTGTTAGTGCTGACGTATTACGCAGCATGGTGCTACCAAGCGTGGTTCGGCAAAATCATAATGAGCGACTTGCTGGCGATAATAAAAGAAATGATAGGCCCCGCTATGATTGGCTTCGTGACATTTATTGCCGGGTGCTTTGTCGATGTAAACGGCAATGGCATACCCGACAAGTTTGAGGACGAAAAGGACGGTGAGAAACACGAACGTCGTTGAAACAGATTTAAATTTTGACAGCTTGAACGAGCGCCAGAGCACAAACATGATTGTTGTGCATCACACAGGCGACCCGTCGGACGATGATTTATCTGCTGCCGAAATTCACGCATCACATAAGGCTCAAGGCTGGGCTGGCATCGGCTACCATTATGTCATCCGCAAGGACGGCACAGTGGAGCGAGGCAGACCTAGATGGGCTGTTGGTGCTCACACTTACGGCAGAAACAGAGACACTATCGGCATCCATGTGTGTGGCAACTTTGATATTGCAGAACCTACGGAAGCGCAGCTAAATTCTCTGTCTCAGCTTATAGCTGAGTTGTGTAATATTTACGGACTTATTGCTTCCAGCGATATTGTAGTCGGACACAGAGATTTAATGGCTACGGCTTGTCCGGGTGAAAATCTCTACAATAAAATGCAGGATATTCGTGGCAACGCCGAATGGTATAGACTGCATTGAGAAAGCGAGGTGGTAGACGATGATGGAGAAATTCAGTGAATTTTTAAAGTGCGTTACTAATGAGAAGTATCTGATTGGATTTGCGTGGGGCTTTGCAGTAGGAGTATTACTTTGTTATCTCGGCTTGTGATAACCAACTGGTGACAAAACGCAAACAGTTCAATAGGGGACAATTTGTCCCCTATTGCTGTTATATGAGGTAAAAATGGATGAATTTAAAACATTTATTAAAAACAATCGCCTTTTGTTTATTGCTCTTGCTATCTTCTTGTGCGTTGGTATCTGGTTCAGCTTCGGCGCAGGAAGCAGAACGCACGATAGCGGAAGCGGAGTACACGATAACGGAGAGCGAGCTGACGCTGTTCGACACGAGATTAGAACAGCTCGCGAGCAGCAATACAAAATTAGCGAGGGATTGCAGAGTGCTGAAAGCAGAGTTGGCAAAGTCACAAGCAGCCTTGAGCGAAGCGCAAGCGCAAGCCGAGAAGCTGCAAGCAGAGCTGACAGCATTGAAGCAACAATCGAGCAGCAACGAGCTGCTATTGCAGACTGCCAACGAATCGCTAGAACTGTACGAGAAAGAGGTAAAAAGGCAGCAACGAATAATTAAGACACAGCGCAACATAGCGTGGGTGCTGTTAGGCGGCACTCTAGCGGTGGCAATCGCAACATAATACGGACGATTTCAAAAAGCGTGCAAGGGACTGGCTGCACAATTCGACACGAGAAGAATTTTACGCCGTGCTGCACGAAGCAAAAGTCAGCCCTCGGCAACACGTTATCTGTGAGAAGCGATTTGTCGATGGGTTGATGAATTACCAAATCGGTATGGAAATGAATATTTCCGACAAGACTGTTGAGCGCGATGTTGCTGCTGTATATGAGTCTGTTTTGCGTGTTTTGAAATCTAGGATAAAACGAAGCCCTTTGGGTGTACGATTTTATATCGTGCGCCCAAAGGGCTTATTTTTTATGCTTTAAACGCAAAAACAGGTGTCTGAATGATGAGGGAATGTTGATAGAACAAATTTATAGAAATATCGCAAAATATAAGTGTGAGGTGATAACAATGTACGGACAACAATACGCACCAAATCCTTATACGGGGGCTGCACCGCAGATGCAACAGCGATTAAATTATTTGCAGCAGCAGATGCAGATGTATCAGCAACCGCAAATGCCTATGAGCCAGATGCCGCAAGCGTTAAAAGGCAGAGTGGTGACTGGTATAGATGAAGCGAAGGCTGCGCAGATAGACCTTGACGGCAGCAGCACCTTCTTTCCGTGCCCAGCAGAGGGGAAGATTTACGAGAAGTCTATCGACCTCAACGGGTTGCCTGTATTCAGAGTTTATCAATTAAGTAATCCGCAAGAACAGAAGCAAGTTGTATATGCTGAACGAAGTTATGTTGATAACTTGATTCAACGTGTGGATAAATTAGAAAAACAGCTAGGAGGTATGAACCATGAACCCGATGCAAATAATGGCAATGTTACAGAATAGTGGCAATCCAATGCAGATGCTTACGCAAATGGCGCAGCAGAATCCTATGATGGGGCGCGCCATGCAGATGGGCAAAGGCAAAAACGAGGTACAGTTGAAAGAAACTGTACGCAACCTTGCGAAGCAACGTGGCATGAGTGACGAGCAGCTTCAGCAGATGTTGTCTAATTTCGGCTTAACTCTTTGATGCGCACAGAGAGTTCGCATATATCATCGGAAGGAGTGAATTATCATGACTTTAGAAAATGGTGGCGCAGGTGTAGTACCTGTAATGGACATGAACCGCGGCTATGGCGACTGCATGGGCTTCGGCGGCGGCTGGTGGGCATGGATTCTCATTATTTTCGTAATGATGGGCGGTTGGGGAGGCAACTGGAACAATCGCGGCAACATGGGTGCTGAAATCTTTGCAAATGGCAGCATGACGCGCGACCAGATTGCAGACCAGTTCTCCATGCAAGATATTAAAGACGGCATCCGCGGTGTTCAGAATGGCCTGTGTGACGCTTTTATGCCCAAAACACTACCATGCTTAACGGCTTTAACGGAGTACAGCGCGACATTATGCAGACAGGCTATCAGCTCGGCAGCCAGCTTGCGGAAAATCGCTTTGCACAGCAACAGTGCTGCTGCGAGACGAATCGCAACATCGACGCAGTACGTTACGAAAACGCGCGCAACACCTGTGATATTGTTAACGCAGTAAAAGAGGACGGCGAAAAGACCAGAGCAGTGCTGATTGCCAACCAGATTCAAGATTTGCGTGACAAGCTCGCAGACCGCGACCGTGATTTGCAGACCGCTAACTTCCAATTAAGCCAACAGGCTCAGAGTGCTACCCTTATCGGTACGCTGAGACCTTATCCGCAGCCCGCTTATCTGACGAATAGCCCGTATCAGAGCATCGCTGCTAACGTAGCCGGTGCTTGTGGCTGTGCATATCAGCAACAGTTGGCTTGATAACTTCATAAATGTGCATCAACTGCACTGTTGGGGACGGTGCAAGCCGTCCCTATTGCTTTAAAAAAGCAATATTTTTAAAGGTGTTTTTTCGATACCTTGATTGTATAAAGGAGTGAGCAAAATGGCTTGTAATCAAAAATCTGCACTGACAACCGTTGTGACTGCGGCGCAGACCGTGGCGGCGAACGGGTTCGTGAATTTTCCTACCAATAATCTGCTGACTGGCGTGGCAATCGGTCACGTTGCTGGCAGCACGAGCGTCAATTTGATTCGCGGCTTGTACCTCGTGACGCTGAACGCCGACGTAACGCCAACTGCGGCTGGCGACATTGGCTTGCAACTCGTCCGCAATGGCGTGGCTGTTCCGGGCGCGGAAGCAACGGTGACGGGCGCGACTGGCGACACGTACAATATTGGCTTTGCTACGCTGATTCGCGTTTTGCCGAGTTGTTGCGTAATTAACAACAACTCGGAGCTGCAGGTGCAGGCTACGGCAGCAGGTACTATCAGCAATGCTTCTTTGAGTGTTGTTCGTCTGGCATAGGAGGTAAGCATCATGCATAAGCTGAAAAAGTATTGGCAGCACGTCGAACATGACGAAGCGAAGATACTAAAGATGGAAGAAGTAGCCTGTGAAGCGTTAGAGAAGCTGCGTTGGAACTGCCCAGATATTTTCTGGAATACCGCGTATGAGTTGCACAAAATCGCCTACGGTGCTCATTTTGACGAAGAACTGGCCAAGATGGCAGTCTCTAAAATGAAGAATGTAGACGGCACACGCGGCGGTTACTGGACGTATGAACAGACCAGCCAGCTTGCTGACCAACAAGGGATTCAATGCAAGGCTGACTGGTATTACGTTATGAATATGCTGCATAGTGATTTTGTGGAAGTTCTGGGGAATGATACAAGCAACTATGTAAGGATGGCCAAAGCCTATATGTGTGACCCCGATGCTGCGGAAAGCAAAGTGTTCGACCTGTGGGTAGCGGGCATGAGGGCAAAAAGAGAAGAATGAATCGAAGCCACAAAGCAGCCTACTGAATCAATAAACCAGGCTGCTTTGTGGTTCAAGTTTGGTTGCAAATAGCGTAAAAAAATAGGGCAAATTAGGGTAAAATAGGGCAAATGAGACAAATAAAACAAGGCTCTCGAAAACCTCGAAAGCCTTGCTGTATAAGGGTTTGAGCCGTGTTGGTAGTGCTTAGTGCTATTAATTCGTAATCAGTAGGTCGCAGGTTCAAATCCCGTCAGTAGCTCCATTAAAAAAT